TAGGAAGATATAGATAGAAGGGTGGGTGCTTTGTTTGTTTGCCCCCCTGCCCTTCCTTTATAGAAAATCGTATAGTGGATATATGATTTTGGATATAGAGCACAGCCTGTCAGGGGTGAGCCACCCACAGCCTACCGTATTCCCCTGCCACATAAACCCTGCACGCCTTGCAATTACTAGGCCTTCATCACTTCCTGTGTAGAAAGTTGGTTCATACGTAATAGAAGAAGTGTAGAAATCTTTCCAAAAAGTGGTTGCATTAGTGTAGAAGATAGTCTATGATGTTGACAGATGGCCACGTAAAAAGGTCTAGGGAATAACACAAATGTTATAGATAATAGGGAGGAAGTTATGAAGGAATTAAAAAAATTGGATGCAGGAGAACTGAGGAGCTTGTGCATTAGAGAGAACTGGTTTACCTGTGGCGACAATCGCCAGTACAGCAGAATGTTTGAGATGAATGATAGTGGAGCTTCCGTTGATGAGTTAGCACTTGTTATCAGCTTCTGCTCAAAGGACGTGAGTGTTGAGGAAGTAAAGGGAAAGCTGTTAGAGGAAATGGGACAGACCTATTACGAGGTTGAAGCGTTTATCACAGTAAAGGCGAAGTATCAGATTAAGGCGAGTTCAGCAGAGCGTGCAGAGGAAATCGCACTTGAATGGTTGGCACAGGAAGATTTGAACGAGTTTGAAAGAGTTAAAGATTGGTCGGTGACAATATGAAATTCAAGTTCTTTGGTAAGTGGTACAAGCTAAACGAGCGTGGGCAAAATATCCTGCTCGTCATAGCGTGGATAGTGATATTGCTTGGCACGGGATATGGTGCAGGAGGGTTATAGATATGGAGCTTGAAATGTTTGATGAAAAACAGCCTGATTTACTACTCATTCTATGGTGGCGAGGGATTCTACAAGATTGAGCATAACTTCGCTACAAACGAGGAAAAACGCACTCCCTTGCGGTATTCCGTGCAGGACTTCCGCAAGGCACACGGAAACAATTACAACTACTTCACAGGTTAGGAGGAAAACACAATGAGTACAACCTACAAGGTAGTGACCGCAGACGGAACAGTTTGCGGTCAAAACTGCACAAGCGAAAAATCAGCTTGGTGGTTAATCGGTCAGTATGAGCAAGACGATAGAGAATGTGGCATTTTCCGCAGGGATTTTTACAAGGTAATCAAGGAGGCATAAGCAAATGAATAGATACGATGAATTAAGAGCAAGACAACAGGAAACATTTAACAATCTGCCATTAGGCTACGCATACAGCCAAGAGCAATTAAACGAAGTTATGCGCAAGTGGGATTTATGCCACGGACTTGACGGCAAGCCAACCGAAAACGACTATAAGCAAATCATGCGCCTTACAACAGGAACGTTTCTTAAAAAGGTTGACCGTGAACTGTTCCACGAAACAATGGCAAGACTTGATAAGGAAATGGAAGAAGCAATAGCAAGTGATACCACAGGCGATGGCTTTATCTACGAGATGTTCCTTTCAGAACTGAACAATCACGAGTTCGGGTATACGCGGGATACAGAGGACACATTAGATGCACTCGGATATACAGCAGAAGAAGTCGTTAATAATCCTGCACTCAATCACGGTATCGCAAAAGCAATGTTTACAAGAGCGGAGGTTTAGCAAATGTATCAACGAAAAACGAAAGACGTATGGATACTGCAAGGATACTACGCAGGATATTGGGAGGAGCTTTTCACCGAAGAATCCTACAAGGAAGCTAAAATCCAGCTCCGATGCTACAACGAAAACGAAGCTTACTACCCGCACCGGATAATTAAAAAACGCATACCTCTTAACTCCATATAACCTTTCAGGATATGGCAAGCAATAGCTTGCCTATTCCTTCAAACTTTCAGGCGTTTCAAAACGTGTGAAAGCTTGAAGGAGTAATTTACCCAATTAGTTAAATATCTTTTGTTAAACAGGCGAAAAACAGCCACAGGAGGAAAGCAGAATGAGGAAAATGAGTAAAAGAGAGCAAGCGCTACGGACAATGCAGTTGTGTACTGATGATAAAGGCGTAGAGTATTTGTTCTATCATAGTGCTTTTGGTGATGTTAGGGATTACTCACCCAAGTCATTGATAAGAGTGCAAGCTCACCACAGCTTGCATACGACATTTTAACGCAAGTCTTTTGTCAAGATAGCGAACCAAACCACATAAGTAAAGTATGGGGTTGGGAATATAAGAAGTATGGCAATTTTGCCACTATATTTATGACCTACTATCCGTTAAAGGACGGAAGTGGATGGGTATATCATTGGAAAAGCATTGATTTATAAGGAGCGAAAATGGATGAATACGCAAGCATTTATCCTAAATGGATGGAAATATAGGAGGTATAAATGAAAGACGGAAGAACAGCAATTAGACTGACGGGCGAGGTATTGAATAGAGTAAAACGGCTTGCCGAATCAACAGGCAGAACGTACTGTGCCGAAATAGATGTACTATTAAGTGAAGCAACAGGCTTCATTCAGCCATATCCTGTCATAGTAAAATCCGGCAATGAATTTATATGGCTCTCCCCTGCCGGTTTTTACGGAAAGGTAAACAAGCAAGTTTACAGACGATTTATGGGTGGCGGATTGCCAATATCGGGTGAACGTTGGGATGATACATTTGCCACGCTGAGCGAGGCGGTTTTAGGTCTCGGAACGGCAGTCTGCAAGCAAGCTACACTTGGCTTAATGGTTGAAGAACCTGACTTATTCACAGAGCTACATACACAATTCAAATAAAAAAGACGGAGGCGTAAAAACCTCCGCTTTATTTTGTAAAGAAAGGGCAAGCGCCAAGGTCACACGCTTGCTCTTTCCATCTCATCTACTCACATAGAAAGGATTACGGGTTGACATATATTAGAACGACATTCTAATTTTGTAAAGCTATTTTATTTGTTTATGAAGATAATAGAGTATCTGATTAAGGTATGTTGACTTGGCGTGATTAAAGGATGATGGTTTAATCTGAGTATCTTTAAGCAATTTATATGCTTCATCACGTTTCCGATTTAGGCTCATATACAATGCTTGGATAAGCAAGTCTCCATCTTCTTCACGGAACATGTCACGGATATATTGCCCTGCCCATTCCACGGCTGCGATACATTCCATTTCTGCATCACGCTCTAGTTCTATTCGCTCCATTCGTATCGCCTTGCTAGATACAGGGTCGGTTATTCCTGTTCCGTGTGGCATTCCGTCCACATCAGAGCTTGACCGGATTGACTCAGCTATCGCTTCAATACTTTCATTCAGGAGCTTTACCTTGTCTTTCCTTGCTTCATTGGATAAAGCAATTCCAATGGCAATCATTTTAAGTCCGTTTACCATTCTCATCCTCCCACGCTCTCTTAGCATCATTCCACATCCAGCGTTTGCCTGCTTTGTAAAATGGGCAAGCCTTCTTTGTATATGGCTCACCATCAAGCACTATACATTTCTGCCTTCTATTTCCGAAGCAGTCTGTTTTTTCGCAGAGCATACATCTTCCTCCCATTCAATATCAATTAAGAACGCACCATTACATACGCAATGCCACAAATGCGGAAGCCAACTTTCTTCATCTACTCCATATGGGTCAGCAAGATATTTGAGCAAGTGGCGATACATTGCATCTCTATATCGCTGAACTTCAACCCTTTTCCAAGAATCACTATCCCCATACTTGGAAACACCAAACCCACGTATTCTTGCCACTGCTTCAATCAGCTTTAATGGAACAAGTGTTGGCCTAAACTTCCCCTTGTCAGCTTTGATTGAATAATCCACTTCGTTCATTTCAAACCTCCGTTATCTACCCCATAAATGCAGGCAATGTCCTGACCGATTGAGAATTGTTTACCATCTGCTTTGCTATCTTCGCCACATATTCAGCGTTTTCAAGTATCTTTTTCCTTTCGCTACCAGATACATTTGAATTAATCTGAGATAAGATATTCCCTAAAACATTCTGCATTTCAATCATTGTCATTTTCAATTTCCTCCAAACATTTTTCGCTATGGTTGCATTTACCCAAACTGACACACTCGTTTTCACAACAGATTTTTGCTACCTCGCTCATTACATGAAAGTTTTTAGCCCCTGTTTGTTCGTATAAATCCATGCTAACCTCCTTTATTGCTTCTAAAACCTCTCGAACGTTTACATCTTTAGTTGTTTTTCCGAATCTCTGCATCAAATATGCGTCTGCTAATAAGTTTTTATCCATTTTCATTTCCTTTCTGGAGTTACCTCTCCAACAGTCATATGACATTTCATGGATAATTTGAGCGGTAAAATCGAAAAGTTATTTATTCGATTACACTCCAGTCTTGGAGTTGCCCACAGCATAAGCATTAGTCATCATCTTTTGAATACCATTCCTCGCAACAAATATCATTTGTACGCAAATCTTCATCAATTAATAAATTTCCAATTTTACACCCATTAAGATATGCACAGTTTTCACAACTTCTGTTTATTTTTTTAAGTGCTTCCAGAGCCTTCTCAAACGCTTTCCTTTGCGTTGTATTCTCTCCGCATTGTGTTGCAAGTCTGTGTTTGAAATATTGAATTGCATCTTCGTTAGTCATATCGTGCCTCCATTCGTTTCATTTTCTTGCTCCTTTCGTTGCTCTGAGCCTATTCTTTACGACTTCGAAGTCCTCCTCCTCGGCCCATTCAGGAACCGCATACCCAGCCGCCTCAAGTTCCTTTGCGCAATCCTCAAAAGAGAACTGCTCAAGACCGACATCATTGATGACATTCTGCATTGATTCGGAAAGTTCTGCCATGAATGAGCCTATTGCTCTTGCGCCAAGATGTTTTGATATTATTCGCATCGCGGCTACATAGAATCCAACGGATAGGCGAGGAATGACATATTGGTTCCAAGTCGCTACCCATGTTTCCCAATTATCCACAAGTGCATCGTTCTTGGCCTCAATTTCTGCGGTAAGTTCAGCCGCCTGTTTTCTCATATCGCTTTGAATGAGTTCCAGCTCCTTGACGGTGTATTTCCGTTGCTTGGCATTCTCTTTAGCGTGCTTGCGAGCAAGTTTTTCTTTAGCGTGCTTGGTCACTACCATACTCCTTTGTTTCTAAAATATCTTTAAGCCTAATAATTACTAACTCCTCGGTAAAATAGTTCGCCTGTGGGTTATTTTTCCGCTTTTCAGCGCATTTCGCCAAGTCATTGATAAGAAGTTCAATTTTCTCTTTTGTGTTCATAAATCAATGATTTCTCCCCATAAGAGTGCTTGACCGCAATCCTTGCAATATGGAACTTCGTATCCAGCATCACTCTTTGAAATGAAACTCCCACAAACAGGACAATCTCCATCATTGACTTTCTGCGGTATCTGCTTTCCTAATGCTTTTATAATTACAGGCACATCGCATATATCGCATAGGTGAGAATCTTTGCAATTAGCACAACGACCTTTGGCAATTTTTAATACTTCTGAATTAGTCATTGTCTGCCTCCATATAAGACTGTGCGGAATCGTATATTAGCCTTATCAGTTCATATTCGCTTACAGCGTTAAATTCCAAGTCGCACTTGTTAACTATCCACGCTACAAGGAATTGCACATAACCTTTAATGGCTTCATTTTTTGTCATTGTCTGCCTCCTTCTTAATACAGTTGGCATCCTCCTCTAAATAAAGAGCTCCCTTGTCTGTCATAACCGGTATTAACTTGGCACCATTCAGGCTATAAAAGCTGTATTTCTTTCCGTTCTTATCTTTAAGTTGAAGCATTTTTATCTCCCTTTAATATGCCATCTAACGCCCTCATCACGATGCTTATAAAAGCATCAGCGATAGGCTGTGTATCAATATCAACCTCACCGAATGCCCAGTCAATCATCCCTGCCATTCCCTTACGAATGTCATCCTTGTAATCCTGTGGGTCTATTAGGCTTATAGCTTCTTTGATTTTAGAAAATGCAACAACTGATAGTTCTTTCTTCTGCTCCTTTGTGAGCAGGTCAAATAATTCATGGTACATTTTCGTTACCCTCTCTTCTCTTTCAACATTTTGGCGTCATCTAATACACGTTTTGTTGATTCTCTTGTTGGAGCGTCAATTCTAAATTCCACAGCATTCTCCATCTTGAACACTCTGCATCCCTTGCCGACTATCAGTTCTGCGTGCGGTAATCCTTCTATCCAATCACAAACAACCTTCCAGTCTGGGAGTCTATGCGACCTACGCTGATTGTAGATTGTTTTAAGCTGTTGGTAGTTAGTGACTATACCAGCTGTCATTTCTATTCCAGATGGAATGTTATAAAGTAATCTCAGATAGTTCTCGGATGTAGGGTTGTCATTGTAGGCAAATCGTAGTATCTCAACAGTTGCTTTAATATCACTTGACACATATTTATTACAGCAATCCCATATATTCATCTGAGCTATTTTGTGCATTGTACTTTGAGAGCTGACTATATCAAGAAAGTGATAACGTTCAGCTTCAACCCACGCTTTATTACTGAGTGTCCAATCTGCCATTACAACAATTCCTTTGAGCGCATTGTCGTGCCCTGAACCTGTTGGAGCTTGCAAGCAATCTTGTATTCCTGTTGTCAAATCATTGTTGAGCTTGTCAAGCGCAACTGATTTAGGGTATTTGGCTGTCTTAAATACTCGGTCAAGACCAAAGACCTGCGTATTACTTATCTTCGCCATATTTAACCTCTTCTTTTGCAGTCCACTTGGAGCAAAACTCATAACCGGCAAAGTCGTGCGAGTCACCATAACGCTTGCAAATCATTACATCGTAGTACGGCTTCCACCAACGACAGGTTGAGCAAGTTTTAGGCTTAGTTTCAAGAGCATTGATTGCGACATCTATTGCTTCGCACAACTTTGCCCTCCCAAAGAATGTAAGTTCCTTTGCGTCAGTTAAACGCTGTATAGCTTCATCAACTTTCATTCGTTATACTTCCCTTCCGTATCACTATTGCCACATTCAGGGCACTTCAACCAATCTTCTAAAAGAACTTTCCTCACATCATCAGCAGAGTACTCAAATCTGCATCCGCACTTCGGGCATCTTGCTATCCTATGGCACATTCCGTGCTGAATAACCTTAATCATCTTACACCAACCAATCTGAGTCATCGCTCCAACGACAGCCATCGCAAGCTCCGTTATGAGCATCTAAATAGTTCTTGCACTTAACGCACAGCTCATTCCTCGCATCCACTAGATTATGTCGCAGCACATCAAGTTTCTGGCCATCTTTCTCCAACATTTCAAACAACGTATTTTTAACATTCATTTGCTCTTGCAGGTTTCTGACCTGCTCCACCAATATTTCAATTCTGTCCATAAAACGCCTTCCACATTTCTTCGCACTTCTTACGATAGCGTTTGCGATGGGAAGCGTTGTTTGCTTCCCTTCGCTTACGTGCCTTGTATTCCATGTACTTGGATTTATACCACTCATCACTCATTTGAAATGCACCTCTGCACCTGTTTTCTCATTAAAAATACGAGCTACATCTTCCAATGATATTAAATGTTCGTCCACAGCTCCTGCCCATCTAGATAATCCCTGCCAAAACTCAATAATTCTATCTTCAGAATAATTGAACTCCGGCTCCTCCATCAGGTAAGCCCCTGCCAATACATACAGTTTTTGTGTTGTTTCAATCGCAAGCTTGTTGACAAGCTTATCTCTTTCATATCTTGTCATTACAATCTTGCTGTACTTTCCAAGCTTCTTTTCTCTGCTCACATTACACACCCTTGAAATAAGCTTTAATCCTTTCGATAACTCCCTGCTTTGGCTCGCAATCCTCATACTCAACAGGAGCAACAAATCGTGCATAACCCCTTACGTTTTTCAGACAAGCCTTCCTATCTGAATCGTTACCAAACGATACAAACAATTTGTCATCATCTCTGCTAATGCTTGTGAATCTTCCCCATACCTTTTCTAGCAATTCCTTATGGTAAAATTCATCAGCACTGAAAAGTAAATCATACTTTTCACTTTCTTTTCTTTTTGTCATTTAATTCTCCATTTCTTATTGCTTCCAAAGTCATTATGCTTTGATACTGTGCGTAGGTAATACCCACCTGCTTGCAATACGCAAGCTTCTTGGAAAGAGAGTCCATTGGACCGGAGGTTCTTCTTTCTTCCTGAATGGCTATGTCTCTGCACTCCTTTGAACAATGTGGCGAGCTTCCTATTGCGTAAAACACATTCCCGCATCGCTTACAAACTTGTCTAATAACATTTCCCTTTAGAGTAGTGTCGTTATAAACTGTGGCACACGCTGTTGAGCAGACGATTTGGTTTTGCCTGCTCGTCTCAAACTCTTTACCACATATGATGCAATGCTTCTTAATTCCTGCCATCTTCATACTCCTTATAGAGCTTTATCCAATCGTCAAATCGCATTGTCACCAACCAATCAGTCCTACTTTTTTTATGGAATACGACAGGAATATTTCCAGCCTTTGCACTATCCCTTACTGCTTGCGACATTGCTTCGTGGATATTAAGCTTTTCTACAAACTTGCATTCAGGGTGAATATAGGGAATGCCAGTAATATCACTCGCATCGCCTGTGAAGCCTGCATACTGTTGCGTACGCCTAGCTTCATCATACCCATATTCACGGAACTTCTCTGCGAGCATTCTCTCGCCACGGCTTCCCTTTTGTTTTGAGTTTATTGCCATCTCCTACGTTCCCTCATTATTATCTTGCACCTGTCGCACAAATCTCCTTTGAAGATTACCTCGCCACACATCCTGCAAAACCCTATAGTATTGCTCTCCCTGAACTCCTGCATACGCTCTTCATCACAGGAAGAACAATACTTTTGATAAATGTTTCTTGGTGTATAAAACTTGCCACAATGCAGGCAGACCTTAGTTATCCTTGACACTTTCTATCTTCTCCGCATAAAGCTTTATATCGCTCCGTATTCCCTTTAATATCTTAATAAGAGAACGCATTGAACGTGCTTCGCTATCCCTGAGCTGTTTATCAACAATGGCATCCAGAACGTGCTCAAGTTTTGAATAATACCCTTCAACCGTATATCTATTGGTTGAATTACCTACCCTTCGTCTCAAACAATAGCAACGCTCTTCTGCAATCAACTGATACCTGTCTGACAGGTCTACAATCAATTTACTTTCCTGCTCGCCCATTTGGAGTCACCGTAAACAGTAGGGTCTTACGCTTAATACCTGCTACACCCCTTGTTTCGCTATCAATAGTCACAGTAGGGATAATGCCCTCGTCCTTCATAAAAATGCCAGATACCAGTATTGCATTAACAGCCTGATAAACTGCGCCTGCTCCGATTGCTTCCAAGACAGCTTCCTGTCCGTTGCGAAGAAGTCCGGTAATTGCTCCTGCAACCTTTCCTGCGTTAGCCTCACTTGCTATTCTCATTACATACCTCCATTAGAACGGAATATCTGAATCATTGAGCTGAGAAAATCCCTCAACTGGACTTTCGGAAGTAGATTCTGCCTTATCTCCCTTGTCAAGGAACTCAACACGACTTGCAAGAACATCAGTTGTATAAACTTTCTTGCCATCCTTTTCATAAGAACCTGTCTGAATTGAGCCTGTGATGCCGACCATCCTGCCTTTGCCCAAGTACTTTCCAACAAGCTCGGCAGTCTTTCCAAAAGCAACGATGTTCGGGAAATCTGCTCCCCTATCGTTTCCATCCTTGTCCTTACCTCTATCAATAGCTATTGAAAAGCGAGCTACCGATGTCTTACCTTCTGCCTGAAACATATCAGGGTCCTTAGTTAATCTTCCAATAAGTTCTACCTGATTCATACTATCCTCCTTTAATCACAGGAATTTCCGGAGCTAATTCCTAAAAACGGAATACCTTCGTGGTCTTTCCATATGTCTGCTCCGTAATATCCGTATCCATAACGAACCGCATCGCTAATAACGTTTTCTCGAACATACTCACGAAGTTCTTCCTTTGTCACAGCAGCATATTTTTCATATTCTTCTTCGGTAATCTGGTTATAATCCGTATCAATCCCACAACCACCAAGAGAAAATCCTATCTTCCCGCTTGCATATCTCGTTGGATGCAAGTATCTCGCCTGCTCAATCGCTGTCATTATTTCTCCTTTCATACTCCTTCCAAATCGCTTTACGCTTTTCCAGTTCAGCAGGAGTATCTGTTTCAATATCTAATTCTTGTGCCACTTGAATTGCACCGTCTATTAAGCGACACATTTCTGATGTATTCATTGTCCTAGTTTGCTTAAAAACTAAATAACAGTTGAATAACTTTCCATTTTCTTCACGCTGGTCAAAGCATTTCGTGTACGGATATATTTCATCCACGTTGACTGACGATGGAAGCTTGAATCCTATTGCCTGACCACTTTCATCCCTAGCAAGCGTTCCGTAATCAACCACTAACTGGCGTTTGACTTCATCGTTTGATTCGTTGAATCCACGCCTTGCTTTTTCCTCGGCAATCTTGGCAACTAATACGTGAAAGTAAGAGTTGGCTTGCAGGGTGCGTTGCTCTCTGTGTTTATCAAAGTTCACATCAAGTTCCGCACCCCTCAAGGCCTCAAATCTATCACTAAAGTCAAGGTCGACCTCAACTACCAAGCGTTGCTTGCCTGAGTATGAATATTGCAGGTCAATTAGCCTACCCCTCATTTCAAAACCTCAACAATATCAATGATGTATATGACTCCAAACCAACACGGCGACAAAATGATTGTTGGAATAATTAGGATTAGAAGCTCAGCAAATATTCCGTGTTCCCTATCCCAACGTTTCGTGCTCTCATACCATTTGTCTGCACGTTCTTGATAATGTTCACGCTCGTATGCGATGGTAGCTTTTAGGTTAGGCCTTTTCATTTCGTCCCCCAATGTTCAGCGTATACATCAAAAAGATTCATAACTCTCAGCCAGCACAGGAAATCTGAAATAATCGGTATGATGCTAAGCGTTTCCTCACGCTTATATGTTTCGTGCCATACATACTGACCATTACTCACTACGTAAACGAACTCATAAGCTTCCGGTATCAACTCCAAGTACATTGGATGCTGCGTGCTATCAAAAAAGTGTCCTGTATCATAAGAGCCTGAATATTTAATATCCATAACTTTACCTGCTTTCAAACAGTCAAGTCTGCCATACAGCAACAAGTCCACTCCATCCACGGTCACGGGCTTAGAAGCTTTATACTGTAAAGCCCCGCCACTAACATCCTGTGCAACTTTCTTTGCGGATTCATACCAAGTGCTTTGTTCGTCAGCCTCGGTCTGCTGCTTCAAGGTAATGCGAGTAACCATATCTTCAAAGTCAATACCCTTCTGCATAGCCTCAGTAGTTTCCGTAGGTTCTCGTTTGAGAACTTTCATAAAGTCCTCTTGCCAGTCCTTCTCGTTAGTTGCATCTGAGAAAGTATTGTCTTTCATCAGATACAACCAACTTGAAAGAAGGCTATGTGTAAGTAGGTATCTCATTTACTTTCCCTCTTCCTTCGGGGTTTCTTCATAAACTCCCTTTTCTTTGGAATAGGTAAGATTGAGTTTGCTAACCGCTTCACTCAACTTTACTGACAGCTCTTTCTTAGAAGTAAGTGCGTGGTCAATATTCTTCAGAGTTTCAAGGGCCTTGTTTGCGCTCTTGGTGTCCTTAATCGCCTTAATTGCCTTTTCGCCTGCCTGCATCGCCACTTCGTACTTCTTCTGCATTTCATCATTCTGCTTGATTTCATACTCAGAAAGCTTGTTGTATTCATTAAACAACTCTGTCAGGAAGTCGTTTGCAGAGGTCTCGGTTAAAGCTGGAATCTTATATGTGCCACTAATTCCACGTGTGCCCTTTGCAAAGTATTTCTCGCAGTTACTAAAACCAATAGTTCTATCCCTACCCTGCATTTCAACGAATCCACCTAAATCCATAGGCTCCCATACATTGTTCTTTGTCTGGCCTTCAACCTTGATACGAAGCCTTGTATTATCTCCATCCTTCTCTTCAGTAGCATGGAAGATGATTACGATATTCTTTTTCAGGGTATAGAAGCAATAATCCATAAGTCTTACAAACTCCTTGCCCACAAATCCATACCCCTTAAGGGAAAGGCTTCCGTCCTTCTGACCGTACTTCGGGTCTTTCTGAATAGCCCATAAGCTGATTAGGGATATAAGCTTTCCACCTGTATCGAATACAAGGGAATCAAAGTCACCAAGATTTTCAGGTACAAGGTCAGTCAAGATTTCATCGTAGCTTGCTGGCTGAATGTACGGTTTACGGTATCTCGGCTCAATACGGTCAATACCAAAATCAACGTCAATATGAAGCGGGCGTGGAGCTGAAAGTCCAAGAGTCGACTTTCCAATTCCGGGATAACCTGCAATTAAGATTCTTATTCTCTTTTCCTGTGTTTGAATTTCGTTAGGATTTCTAATCATTTTTATTTCCTTTCTGTTTACAATTTTTCTAAAATGTCTCCAACTGAGTAACAATTATTATCTTCAGGTCTTTGAGGGTATTGCTCCTTATACCAAGCTAAATCGTGTGGGTCTTTGGAAGCATCTGCCATCCTCATTCTTGCTCTCAGCATTTCCATTACAGCTCTGCTGTGTGGATTTGGAACAGCTACAACGTAGTGCTCATCCTTCCAAAACCACGTATTACCTTCATCATCCCTGTAATCGGGATGATAGCTTGTATCAATCTTTTCGGTAGGCTTTACCTTTACCTTATTGATTACATCGGCTAAGTATGGAGCTGTCCTCTGCTCTGTTAATAATTCTTTATATGCTTCAATAATTTCCTCGTCAGGGTAATTTTTGAACGCCTTGAACATATCGTCCTTGTAGATGTCCACCCTTGCTTGCGGCATATCCGGTGGATAGCTCTTCGGAAAGTAGGTCATTAAGTGAAGCATAACTTGGTTGATTCCTGCTAAAGTCATTTACCCATTTCCTCCATCAGCTTTTCGTAAGCGGTCTTTTCTCGCTCAACTCCTATGGAATCTTCCCATCTTCTTCCGTTTAACCACGTTGATGGTAATGGGATATATTTACCATTAGCTTCTTTCCATTGTTCGGTTTGCTTAAATTTTTCTAGGGAATTAAGCATTTGTTTCAGTAAGGCTTCATCAGGCTTAAGTTTCAGAAATGACTTGTGTGCGTTTTTCTTATCCTGTTTTCTTGGGTAGTTCGTCCAGAATGAAGCGAAGAGTTCTTCAAGTGAAGAAGATTTATCTTCAGAAGGGGCTTCAAATGAAGTTTCATTTGAAGAAGATATATTACTTATACTTATCTTATCTATACTATACTTATCTGTGGCAACCATTTGGCAACCATCTGGCAACCAAACTTCTTCATTTGTAATGGTATAAGCACCATTATCCTTAATTTTCAGTTGCTTTAACTCTTCTTGAAATGCTGTTGGAGTGTATCTATCCTTTCGCAAAGCATTTGCCATTCTCCAATGCTTGATTACGAAAACGCCACTGTTAAACTGCAATACATACCTTCTTTGAAGTAATTGCATTAGGTCTCCTGCGCTTGCGTGAGCCTTAAACATAGCCACTTGAACTTGATTATTAAACCCATCATCGTCAGCCCCTAAGTTAAGATGCATATATAGTGCTTGCGCTGAACTCGGTAATGAGATAAACTCATCTGAGTCGGTGACTTTCTTGGTTAGCATTCGCTTGTCAGCCATCAATACCCGCCTGACCTTCAACGAAGTTGTCCATAGCAGCTTTTCGCTTGTAAATGGTATTGGCATTTTTAACATACCTGCTAATCCATTCTGAATACTCTGCATCGTTAGCGTACCAATAACCCTTATTGCTGTGTGCTATGCGATACCCATAATCACGAAGCCTTCCAATGATTTCCCTATTATCACTGTCATTGAGTTTCGTGATTATTTTTAGTTCAAGCCTTGTGATTGGGCGATTTTTTGAAGCACCTTTACAAGCTTCAAGCACAAGCTCTTCATTCTTACTCAACATTTACTTCCACCATTTCCTTCCCTACGATTATTACGTTTCCGGAAGAGTCGAAGAGAAATGTCATTTTTACTGGTAGTTTCATTTCAGTCCCTGCTCTTCCTTAATAATAGTGGCCATACTGACATTTAATGCTCTCGCTACCTTGCGAACGCTATCAGCTGAAGGCTTGGCGTTTTCTTTGCCTTTCCATTTCGCAACAACACCATTAGTCACTCCGGCTCTACGCTCAAGTTCCCTAATACTCCATCCCTTTTCGTCTGCTAGCTTTTTTACATTGTCGAAAACCATTCTTCCACCTCCTTTCTTATTTTTCTAAACGGAATCGGATGCCTTTGACCTTGACGTAGTGTAGAAATAATTCTATAATTGAGATACCACATACAATTAGAAATTATTACATACAATACGGAGGCATCCGTATCCGTATTTCTATACTCTATTGTAACCTTTATTCTACAATAGTCAAGCATATTGTGTGTAATTATTTCTATGTTTTCAAAAAAATAAGAGGTTTAAGATGGAAACGGAAAAGAAAGAAATTACAAGCTCTGAGCAAAAAGTGAATCATCAAAAAGAAAAGATTATTGAACTATGCAAGCAAAACAAAATATCTATTAGAAAGCTCGAATCCGACCTCGGTATTTCAAATGGATATATTGGGAAAGTAAAAAATGGATATCCATACGACAAGGTTGTTATGATAGCAGAATACTTTGGAGTTAACCCAAGCGATATAGCCGGAGCAGAACTTGGAAGCTCCAAAGCTTTTCAAAAGGCCAAATCTATTCAGCAGGCATTTGATGAACGACCGGAAATGAGAACTCTATTCCAACTAGCAAAAGATGCTCCTGTAGAAGATATAGAATATGTAATCAAAAAGCTCAAAAGCCTAAAGGAGAAATAAGTATGAATGAAATCATAGTTCGCTATATGGATATGCCAACAACCGTTAAGGGCGTAGCGGTAAAGGATGCTGATGGAGATTATAACGTTTATATCAATCCCAGATTGGGAGATGTCGCACAAGTCCTCGCCTACGAACACGAACTACGCCATATCAATCGTGGAGATTTTGAAAGCGAAAAAGAGACTGTTTCAGAGAAGGAAGTTGCTAATTGGTAGAACTATCCACACACACTATTTGTGTTCGTCAAACATGACAGAAACAGTCTTATTTAAGGAGATAGAATGAAGAGTGCTGTAATATATGCTCGCTTTTCTTCTGATAGACAGTCCGAACTATCCATAGAAGCACAAGTGAGAGCTTGCAGAGAATATGCACAAGGTAAAGGATATACTATTGAAGAGATTTACAAAGACGAAGCTATAAGTGGCAAGACTACAAATCGAGCTGCATATCAGCGAATGTTAAGGGATGCGAAAAAGGGAAAGTTCCAAACAATCCTTATCCACAAATACGATAGAATATCACGTAATCTTGGTGACCAAGTAAACCTTAATGCAAAGTTGAAGTCGCTTGACATAGAACTAATTGCAACAGCTCAGGATTATGGTTCAAGTAAGGAAGGAAAGTTAATGACCGGGATTCAATGGATACTTGGAGAGTATTACATTGATAACCTATCAGAAGAAGTAAAAAAGGGTCACAAGGAAATTGCTTATAAGGGATTACATAACGGAGGTTGTGCTCCGTTTGGATATGACATTGTAGACCAAAAGTATGTTGTTAATCCGGTTGAAGCTAGCTACGTTCAAAAGATATACTACTGTGCAATAAATTGTACAGGGTATAAAGAACTGTTAAAGGAAATGAATGAAGCAGGAATAGTTGGTAAACGTGGCAAGCCTTTACGCTATTCTTCTATATATGAAATACTGCGTAATGAAAAATACACTGGGACATACGTGTATTCAAGTGATGAAGAGAAAGACCGGAAATTGCGTAGAGAAAAGCCCAACGCCATTAGAGTTGACGGAGCATTGCCAACAATAATTCCACGTGATGTATGGGAAAGAGTACAAGAGATTATGGATGAAAAGAAGAGAACTAAAAGAGAATCAGATTATCTATGCTCAGGTTTAGTTTATTGTGAGTGTGGGGCCAAAATGCACGCACAAGTTTCCGCAAATAAAGGGCATACATATCATTACTACGTATGCTCAAATCATTGTGGGGCAAAAGCGGTTAAGGTGGAAACGGTTGATAAAATGGTACAAATGTATCTTGATGAATTAACTAAACCTGAAATAAGAGAAACAATAACAAATGCTTTGAAAGATTCTGCAAGAGATAAACAAAAGTATCTTGATGATTTTATGGCTATGAAGCAGGAAAAGATAAATGCAAAGCAGGCCGAGATAAATAACTTGACATCGAACTTAGCAACAGCTTCTCTTCCTGAAACAGTTGTTAAAATTGTTGCAGAGAAAATCAAAGCTTGTCAGGAAGAATTAGACCATATTATGAAAGTAAAGCCAGTTATGGATTATACAATTGATACTGTTGGTGGTTGGCTAGATGCAATGCTTTCAAAAGAGCCGGATGAATTACCACGATTCATCATTGATAGAATAGAAATAAAAAACAACTCAGCAACGATTATTTCTTCGTTATCTGAGTTGTTGGATGAACTTGGTTGCGGGGGTTCGCAATGTAGCGACCCAACAACATTGCTCCAGAAGATACCAATACAATATTTATACAAAGTCTACTATATATAAAAAGAGGGCTGGGTTTTACCCCAGCCCTTCTCTCTACCTGTAATAGTACCACGGATTATTGTTACGTTCGTTCTTTACCCAACCACTATTGGCTGCACGGAACAGCAGGTAGCAAGAGTGCCCATCAAGCCCCTGAGCTTCCATATTTCTGATTGCAGATGCAACTTCGTCCTGATTGTAGGACTGGTTATCATCTGAATCAAAGTTGTCAATAATCGCCTGATAGGTAATTACATCCTTTGCATCAAGTCCATTGTACTTATCGTGCGTGGTTATTAAACCGTTTACCGCACTATTCTTTGCTTCAACGCTCGCATACGCCTTTGCCTTTTTCTTGTACTCCTCTTTATCTTCCTTGCTTAAGTCATAAGAAGGAAGCTTGTTTGTGTATTCATAGTATTTAGCTTCGTATGTGTTCATCATCTTAGTATACTGGTTGTAACTAAGCTGATGTTCTCCACCATCACTATCCTTTACAAGAGTATCAAGTAAATCAAGACTTTCGTATTTCTTCTCCGTTCCACGAACACCGTCCTGATAGTCGTTATAAACTTCAACCATCTCTTGCGTTATTGCGTTAATCTCATCGTGATAACCCTTTATAAGCTCTTCTCTACTGAGTGTAGGCTTATTGTTAGTTTCACGAATTGATTTCCACAGTTCCGACAGTCTCTTGTTCGGAGATATACCATAAGTAACTTTTCCAGTCTCAGGACTTACATCCTTGTAACCTGCAAGCTCGTCAAGCTTTCCACCACTTGGTATCTTTACACCAGCATCCTTCAAGTGCTGAACTGCTGAATCGGAAGTATCATTGAACAATTTATATATGTTTTCATCATACTTACTCTTCCTGCCAGATTCGTAGTTGTCTTTGTCTCCTGCAGAACGTGCCTTAAGAGTGTAATATTCGTTGGTATATCTGTTGCTGTATGTAGTATCAGCAGATACCCTATCAGCAATACCAGATAAAGCACCGTACAGTCCTTTTGAAGGTGTTGTGGCAGGCAATGCGAACTGACCAATGACACCTGTGTATTGTTTGAGAACGTACTCTATACCCTTCGGAGTATTTAATGCTCCTAGTGAAGGAATATCCGGTAGTGCTTTTGCAAGCAATACGGCAAGTCTGCTCGTTGTATCATCGTAAACGTTGTTGTAGTAGCCACCAAACGGAGTTTCCTCTCCGGCTTCCATAGCATCATCAAATACCGAGCTTACAATCTTATTGCCAGACCAAGTTCTATTTGAACGTGCATCAAGGATTGGAGCAATGATTGTGCTGTATGATGGGACTACGTCATCAAAGAACGAGTTCATCAAAGCCCATCCACCATCCTCTTCATCGTTCCACACCTTACGGAGTACAGTGTCAAAGGTCGTACTGAAAAGCCAACCAATTTCCTGCGGTTTAGGAATACGATAAAATTCTCCCTTATTACCACCGAACCACTCTTTATTAAGTATCCAGTAACCATTCTTGTAATAGTCGGGAAGCTTATCATATTCATCATCATCACGATGAGCAAATGCAAGTATAATTGTTGGGATAGTTAGAGCGATAATTGATTTTATCCAAGTCTGCTTAACAACTTTCTGCTTTTCAGTTTCGCTCATACCCTCATACTTTGCGCCCTTACCCTTGTATGCGTTATACACATCGGTAAGACCGTTAATTCCAGCTCTAAAGTACGGAATAATCGCTGACATATCCTTTACAGTCTTTCCACTACCTTTACGTGAGAAGTCTGTTGTGACCTCTTGCGCCCTTCTGGAAGCAACAATTACAGCACTTTCTTTATCCATCCCCTTTTCGGTTAATTGATTCATACTGCGTGTATATTCAGCAAGTCGTGGAGCTGTTTCCATCAGGTTATTTAGGTTTTCAATTTCTCTAATAAGGAACTTCCAACCATACTTTATACCTTCCTTGAAGCTCTTGCCCTTAAACCCATTCAGCTTAGCAATGGAATCAAGCATATAAGACATATCTTCAGAAAGCACCGATTCATAACCGATACCAGCAGCTTTATACGCCTGATAGCGTTCAGAGTCCTTAATAACATCTGCAATAGCCACAGCCCAATCTCTTACAGCTTTAACCGGATTAGCTTCGCTTCCCTTGATATATGCCAATGGAGCATCACGCCACGGATTGGAGAACAGCGCAAACAATGGGTTAGAGCCTGTTGTCAAGGTTGTCATTGTCCTCTTCAGTTTTGACATAGCACGCATCCAAGCTTTCATTTCGCTTGTATCACGCATAGCTTCCAACATATTGATAAGGGTTGGGTCAACTGCAACAAACATCTCAACTTTATCGCCAGACTTTACTCTAAATACATCCTTTCGGTCAGTAGTGTAATCTGCTGTATAAAAATCAATGTAGTCATCAACAAGATTTTCAATGGCATCAGTTACATCTGAGACTCCATATTTTTCATCAAGCTGTTTCTTAATTTTGGGGTCAGCTTTATCAGCGTAATACTGTTTAGCTTCATCAACCGTCATTTTGGAATGAAGAACAGTTGCAAGCTCGCCTTCAAGCTTAGACTTTAATGCTTGTGCATCATAAGTGTTCTTTGTCGCACCAGCCTCATACTCAGCTATGAACATTGACATAGCTTCGGATGTTTCTGGGTCATAGAACATATCTCTCATTGCCTTAAATACTTCACGATTCTTTTCTGATTTCACAATACGGTTAATATCGTAAATCATAGTTTCAATCGGGTCGTACGTATCGTAGTCACTTCCCTTAGCAAACATGAACTGATTGCTGTCACCGAATCGGTCTCTTCTGAGTTTACCATCCTTACCTTCAATGACACGTGCATTGGAAACATACTTGGGGTTTAATGCTCGCAACTTGTCAAACAGGTCCTCTTCAACCATTCCAGTATCTACAAGCCACATTCTTTGGAACTTTTCGTACCAGTCATAGATTGATTGAGCTGTTTCGATGAACTCAGGATGTTCCTGTTCCCACGTTGCCTTCATTTTCAACATTGTGTCAATGTTGTTTAAGCTACGTTCATACACTTGCTTCCCCTGATTCCACCATTCAATAGCGTGTTCGTTTTTCAAATACGCCTTAAATGCTGTCAAATTGTCCTTTACTGGAACGAGCAGGCTGATAAATGACTTATCAACAAAAGTATCATCATTGGGGGCAACCATACCACTTTCAATAATGGCAGAAGCTTTAGCATCGGAAGTTCTCGCATTTTGAGCTTTCAAGAAAGGATTATCTTTTGGCTTGATATATTTTCCGGATAGTCTTCCGATTTCCTTATTCATTTCATCAAGAGCTTTAAATTCTTCGACAACATTCGCTGTCAAATCAATTACCTTCTGACCAAATGTACGATAATCTTCAGGCTTATCTTTTCTGCTCTTAATGGAAGCTTCAGCTTTCTTTGTTGGGTCTGCATTAAGATATGTTTGTGCAAGGTCAGCAACCTTTTTAATCTTTTCCATATCTTCTTTAGAAAAAGCGGCTTCCATCTTTGGAATAAATCCTACGCCTTTATCAAACTCTTCAGCTCCTGCTGGGTTTGTACAATACAATCTGAACAGTTCTGCAAATGCTTCTCTGCGTATTTTTTCAGGGTCATTTTGGTATCTGTTCTGAACTCGCTGTTCAAAACGCTTTCCAATCTTCTGAAGGTCGTCTTCGTATACTTCGCTGAACTTATACTGACGGTCAAATTTATGACCAGCTTCGTGGAATGTAACAATCAGGTCATTATATTCCTTGAGTCGAATCTGTCCTCTATCAGGAATAAAGTAACCTAATACCCTACGCTTCTTAAAATTGCCCGCACGTATAATTGGAACCTTAAACTCTTTGGAAACAATCTTGATTAAGTCGTTAGCGTTCTTGACAATTTCCTTTGTAGATGTTTCAGGCGTTGCCTTTGGTGCATAAAGCTGGCCTGTTGATACCTGCTTGGGTCCCTTGACAGCTTTCTTTTCCTTCTGTTTTGCCTTGCCCTTTTCCATTGCATTCTTAACTTTGTCAGATGTGGAAACATCAGCCATGAGTTCAATTCCCGAAGGTGAAGATGTAGATGTCTTATTAAATTGCTTCGGTTGAGCCGATTCTCTTCTCTGATGTTCTTCTTCGATTATGGTTTCCATATCAAGACCTTGTACGAACGGATTAATCGCCTTGCCTGAGCCGGATTCACCGAGTTCCTTTATAAGCGAATCTCTTTCCGCTTTATCCTTTGCAAGCAGTTCGCCCTTCTTAAACCCGGCATTCTCTACATTCGCTATGGCTTCATCATATCGTTTCTGCTGATACTGTAATGCTTTCTGGGAATTTCTTAAATGGTCTTCAATTCCAGAATAAGACTTTGTTCCGTTTAATGAGTTATTCAGTCTTAAAAATACTGAGCTGAGAGGATAATGCAAATTAGTATCATCAGCATCGTACCTTCCACCATTTTCTTTGGTGAGCTGAATTACCTTTGGCTCAAATTCAGTCGGTCTGAGTCCATCAATGCTGAGTGTATATCTGCCCTTTTCGTACTTTGAATCATTATAAAGAACAATGTCGAATCCGTGGAACTTACCAACAACCTTGCTTTCGCCCACTTTTAATGTCTGAGCTATCGGAAGAAGTGCGTTGCTTGCCGCCGGGAATGTATCGTACACTTCTCCATCAATGGTAACATCGTTACTCGGATTATCTTTTAACACGGATACAGCAGATTCATAAATCGCAATGCGCTGTTCAAGGTTGAGCTTTGTTGAATCGAATTCACGGATAACACGCTGATACTGAATAGACTCATTCTCGGCATTACGCTGTTCGGTTTCAAGTTTCTTGATTTCAGCTTTTACTTCGGCGAGCCTTTGCATTTTGGGATTGTTTGCGGCTTCAACTGACATATTCGCAAAATCATCTGTGCCTAAATCCTCAAATTCTCGTTCGGTTGGGTCACCGTGAAGTACGCTTGAGATAAACTTGTTCTTCGTATCAAGGATATTCCACATCGCAGCATCGTATGAATTTTCAGTCGAATACATATATATCCGAACCGAATCATTCTCGTTGCCTTGTCTTATGGCTCTTCCGTTACGCTGTTCTACATCTGACGGTCTAAATGGTGCATCAACATGGTGTACTGCCACAACCTTATCCTGAACATTCATCCCCTCCCCCATCATTGATGTGGAGCCTAGAAGAATGCGCACATTTCCGCTTCTTACTTTCTCGAAAAGAGCTTCTTTCTTTTTGTCGCTATTACTTCCCTGAGTATCCTGAATAAATGCTATTTCATGCTCAGGAATACCCATTGCAACAAGTTTACGCTTTATATCCTCATACAGATTAAAATCATATCTTGCTCCGTACTGTTCCTCCAGAAGTTTATCCAATTTTTTCTTGTCGTTAGCGGAAAGTTCTTCTCCATTGGCTTCGCACTCTTCCTGTTTGACTAACAACTCTTCGAGCTGAGCAGTCTTTTGCGGTGTAAATGCAGACTTGTTGGGCGTACCTCTATCAAGGAATATTAACTGTGTACCACTTCTATCGGAACTATTTTTATATTCCTCGAATACATTATCGACTACCTTGTTAATCTTGCTCCCCTTAAAGTCGAGTGCGGACGGAGATAATGTTGATGGCAGGTAGCCCTTGTTCTGAAGTATCTTCATCACAAGTCTAAGGTCAAGTGCCGCCGCCTTTGCATCACCATATAAGAGTAATGAGTTTATACCTTCCGCTTTAAGGTCCTCAGGTCTCATTCCCTTAATCCTCTGTTTCTCGGATTCGATATATTCATTGAACATATCAAGAAGTTCTGAGCTTTCAGATGTAATATGGCGCAATTCCGCTTTCGGTATCTTAAAGGTCGGGTCATTTGCAACAATATCATCAATGGTAAGCGTGTCTGTAAATTCCGCAAAGCCTTTTACAAGCTCAGGGATATTAACAAACTTCGAGAAACGCTGTTTCGCAACAATGCCTGTGCCTGTTGTGTTAGGCTCAAACCTTGTCACTATGTTTCCGAAATTTCCGGCAAATGCATCAAATGACTTCATATAGTATTTTTCGAGCAAGTCAGGTCTTAAATACCTGAACATATTATACATTTCGCCCATTGTATTGGAAATGGGTGTAGCAGTCGCAAATACAACCTTGCCATTCATCTGATGGATTCGCTTCGTTGCCATTAACATTCGTGTGGTTTTCTGTGCATCACCTGTGCTTACACCGGCTATTCTGTCCATTGCAGTAAAGTTTTCAAGGTTCTTGTAGTTGTGGGCTTCGTCAACTAATATTGCATCAATACCTGAATTGTCAAATGCCACAACATCATCTGTACGCTTGTTGCTCTTGCTCCTAAGTTCATCGAGCTTTGCCACATACTTCTGAACACGCTTTTTAAGTCCTGATAATTTTCTTTCAGATACTCCGTTGGATATTGCTGTTTCTAATGCCAAGTTCGCTTCGTCAATCCTCTCCTGATAGAACGCTTCTTCAAACTCTGGTGTAAACGGCATTTTCTCAAAACTCGAATGACGCATTATGATACAGTCATAATCGTTTGTCGCAATGCTTTCAAGAAGCTTCTTCCTTACGCTTTCCGTCCAAGTACTACTATCAATAGCAAGGATATTTGCAGTCGGGTACATTCTATACCAATCTGATACAAAGTCAGGAAGCTTGTGATTCGGAACCACCATTAATGGCTTATTTGCCATTCCGAGACGCTTCATTTCATGTGCTGCACCTATCATCGCAAATGTCTTGCCTGCGCCTACCCCGTGATTAAGTAATGTAGATGGTGTTGTGAGCATCCTATATACTGCGTTCACCTGATGCTTTCTGAGATTGATTGCGCTTCCCGGCATCTTAAGGAATGACTGTTCCTTGCCCATAAATGTATCAAACTTCCTAAGAACGGTTCTGTTCATTCGCTCGTTGTAGAGTTTAACAAGCTCATACATTCTGTCTACGTCTTTCTTCGCCCAGCTGTCAAAGTATTCACTCATTTCATCCATCTTAGCCTGAACATTCTCCATTCCCTTAGTATCAGGAATAGGTTTCCCTCCAGGATTACTAATAGAAAGTTCAATACGTCTATGGTTAAGTACAGCGTTGAGAATATCAACTCCGTCTACATCCTTAGAAGTTCCTTTAGCCGACCACTTCGCTGCCGATTTTCTGGTAGTATTTACATTCCATATTGAGAATGTCGGGTCATATGTGACCTTGATACTTCCGTCCGGCTCAATTCCGCATATATCATAAGCAAAATCAGCAATGGTATCTTCATCTATCCAAGCGGCACCAAGCTGAACCTTAATATCACCTGCACCAATATCCTTTGGGATTACGGATTCAAGAGCCTTAATCTGATTGTCATACTTATTCTCAATTCCGTACTTTTCCTCGTAGGCTTCATTCATGGCCTTAGCTTCTTCGAGCTTTGATTTAACATCACCACTCAGGTATTCTTCAGCCATTATGTAAGTTCCGTTTTCGTCTAAACTCGGTACTTCAAAGATTGTGTCGGACAGTTCAAGAAGTATATCCTCTTTACTCTTTCCATAAAGTTCTGACATATACTCCAAGTCTATGTTGCCATTAATGTTTATGCTCGCAAATAATGCGTCTAATGCAGTCTCAGCACTTGTGATATTACGGATAGCGTTTACAGTTCTCTTTGTAAATACATCAGACTTTGTATAAACTTTTTTACCGTTAACCTCTTTGACTTGTTCCAACGCACAAATCATATCGTAACGAGGGTCGCCATCAAATATCTCTTTGGACGCACCATCGCGTATGCGCCCTAACTCATTCTTTGAATTCTTGAAATTCTTTGTGTAGTCGTCATAGAGTTTAGTTAACTTATCTCTGTATTCCTGAAGGTCCGCATCTTCTTCAAAGGTTTCCTGAGCGCGTGCGAGTTCAAGATACGCGTTTGCAATTTCTGTTAAGGCAATTGCACGCTTATAATCCTTGCTTCCCTTTTGGATGTAGCTCTTTTTACGCTCTTTAACAATTTTTCCATCTTCAAAGGTCTGATTGCCATGTTCGTCTAATACATCCACTTTGGCTTGCAACCTCTTGAATGGTTTGGATAATTCCCCACCATCAACTGTATAAAGCTCGCCGTCCTTTACAATGTATGTGCCTGTGGGTTTACCAAACGCTTCATCATTTGTTAATGCCTTAGTTGTATCAGCGTCTTGCTGTGCAGCTTCGTACTGTTTCGCATTGGATATAATGTTTTTGGGAACCATATCAACGATTTCATCAATAGTTCTTCCGTCATCCTCAACAATTAAGTCTTTGCGCGATTCACCAAAACTCTTTATTGCAAAGTTGCCGATTACATTATTCGGATTATCAATCCAGAACTTAGATACAGTTTTGTTTGTTCCGTCCACTTCAAGCTTTGCGGTTGATGGGAACTCTGTACCTACGCTATATCCTGACTTTGACTTCTTCTGAAAGATGATTAAGTCGCATACAGTTTCAGTATTACCGAATGTTCCAGCAGGAAGTCTGAACGCGGTTATAAGGTTAGCCTTTTCCTTAATAAGACCTCCGACTGTTGTTCCGCTTCCCTCGTCCATAATGCTTGTTGGTGCGAGAACTGCCATTACACCATTCGGCTTTAACAGGTCTAACCCTTTAAGCACAAAGAAGTCATGGATATCTTGCGCTTTCTTTCCATATTGGAAGTTTTCATCGTAAACAGGGAAATTCTTTGAGAACGGGATATTGCCAACGATAAGGTCTAATGACTCTCTCGGTGCATTAAGTTTCTCAAATCCTGATACAGTTACATCAGCATTGGGATATAGGAGTTTTGCGATGCTTCCCGAAATGCTATCAAGCTCTACCGCTGTTATTCCGTTATCACGCATACTCTCAGGCATTGTCCCAAGAAAAATACCCGTACCACAAGAGGGTTCGAGTATCTTACCATTAGCAAAGCCCATACGCTTTACTACGCTATATACAGTTTTCGCTACTTCAACAGGCGTATAGAAGGCAGTCATTGTGCCGTTCTGCATTGCTGTATTGTATGCCTCTTTGCCTATCAAGTCTTTAAGTTTATCGGAACGTTCAATATCAGCTTGAGTCTTTGAATTGAAGATGTTTTTCAGTCCGCCCCAACCAGTAAAGTTCGCAAGCATCTCCATTTCTTCAGGCGTTGCGGATGTCCTTCCTTCGTCCTGAATTTGCTTCAATGTTTCAATAGCTTTAATATTTGCATCAAAACGTGCAGTCTTGCTCTTCTTTAGTATTGGGAGATTTTCGATTACAAAGCCTTTATTATCTCTTCCGCCTCTGCCCTCACCATTTCCTCTGCCATCAGAGGAAGCTGCATTGTCATTCTCGTTAATGCTAGGAAGTCTGTCTGCTGTGCTTTCTTGTATTCCTCCGTCTGCTCCAACTGTTCCCTCAGCTTGTCCCTGATGTCTATCTCCCTGCTTGACATTCTGCTCTGCAACTGCTTCACTTTGAATTCCAGAGTTCCTGCCTGTTTCAGTCTGTTGTACGCTTCCGGATTCAGATATTGGATGTAGTCCCGAATTTGACTGTTGTTCATTGTTCCCTTTCTCCTTTTGACTTGTATTTGATAATTTACTCTCAGATGTCAAGTTTTTTGTAGGCTTATCTGATTCAGACTTATTTACAGATTGAGGCTTATATCCCTCGTCCGTGTTATTCGATTCTGATTCATTCTTGCGTTTCGCAAACTCTTGTTTGAATTTGTCGGAAAAAGATTTGAGCTTACTTGGCTTTTGGTTGACTAATTCTTTTGCTTTAATCGGGAGTGCCACACCACTAATTTCCCCATCTGCGTTTTTACTATAAAGATAATGACACCCTCCAAATGTATCATCGCTTATGAAGAATTGACTATCGCTTAAAAGGTCTACATATTTCTTGGTAAATACTGACGATAAATCTTTGGCAAACGAATAAACCTTTGTCCCATTGGCAAGCTCAGCTTCTGTTGGAGCATTTTCTACAATCGACATTTTCTGACCAAGAATTTCATCAAACCTCTCAACTGAACCATCAAATCTAATGTTTGTCTTTTTATACTTATCCTTATTATCAATTATAGCATCAGCTTCTTCTTTGGTAGATAGAATTGCGCAATAATTATCGCTGAGATAGTATTTACCGTTTGAAACAATTACTGAAAATTTATCGCTTTTACTTATCCATTTGTTCACACTATCTCTTATTGTAGGCTCTTGCTTGTATTTCGCCTTTAATTTATCTAACACAGACGAAATAGCGTTTGGGTTGTTATTAATTTCAAAACTTCCATCATATGGGATATCAGTTTTAATAACACCATCTTTTGAATTTGAACCTTCTATAATGGCTTTGATTAACGATAGCTGTTGTTCCTTGCTAAATCCTTCAACGTTTCCCTTGATATCAAAATCTTCAAATTTTAATTCTCCATTCAGAAGAGCATCCTTTATTGCAGTGATGTTATCTGTTGAAACTGAACGTTGCTTTATTTTAAGCTTTGCATCATCGGTTTCGTCTTCATCAGGGATTGTATCACCAGTGTTGTCAACCTCTTTAATTTGGTTACCATCATTGTTTGTCAAATCATCCTGTGTAGTTGTTTGAGTTTCCGATGATTCACTCTTGAGCGCATTGACCTTGAGCTTGTACTTTAATTCAGTTGCATCAAGTTCACCGTCAGCTACAACACCAATATCCTCAAGAGCTTTCCAATCAGCATTGTTAATATTGAGATTCTTCTGAGTGAGAGCAATATCAATCTCATCAAGAGCATCAACTCTGTCGAGTATCTCTGTTCCTAGTCTATCAAGCAAATCGCCCTGAGCCTCGGAAGATACTTCACCGTTATCACTGCTTTCAGTTTTATAGTCGGAAAGCTTAACAACCTGTGCTTCTCCAGTTGTGTTTGCTACGCCCTGAGCTTTTTTGAGACCATTGAATAATCCGGTTACATCAATCTCTGTTGGTCCTTTAGGCGTTTCTGTTTGAGATTCATTCGATTCCTTTAATCTTCTTGCTCTTTCGTCAAATATATACTCTTTATTTATATATTCGAATGTACTACCATCTTGAGATGTTTCCGTTTCCATCAGACCAGCATTTCTGAGTGCATTTGCCTGTTCCTCGGTTATTCCGTCCATAGAATATGGTCTATCGTACTGCGATTCTGCCATTGTAATAAGCGTATCACTTGATAGTTTAGATAAAGCGTCAATCTGAGATTGTGTATAATTAATTCCGCTTTGCCCGGTATAAACAATCTTATTTGTACTTACATCTTTTGATGTTCCAGTATTAGAAGCATTATCTACGTACTTCTTATAATACGCTTTAACTCCATCTGCAAAGTGTTCTCCAAGAGCATTTTTGCCAACCTTTGCATTTACGGATTCGATAATGTCCTGTGCTGTGTAGTCTTTATAATCAGAGACTTTAGCATAAAACTCTCTGCCTGAATATTTGGCTGGCATATCACGGAACCTGAAGTACAAATCATTGTTCTTATCAACAATGTCAATAAGTTCATACGGAGACATACCGCTCTCTCCATAGGTTTCGCTTTTACCCTCACTATTCAGATTACGGTAAAATACATTAGGCTCTATTACACGCTCTAATATTGAACGACTATCACCATAATGTATAGGAGCATCATCGTGCTTTGCTTCAACCTCAAGAACTCCCCGGTCTCTTAGACCAGCATCGTATGCAAGTTTTGCGGCTCTCTCAGATAAAGGAATATCAAGCTCGTGGAACGCATACTGTTTTCCATATCTGCTATCCTTGTCGATATCATAATTGAAGTCATCTCCAAATAACCCTAAGCGGTAATAGCCTTGCATTGCTTTTACATACGGTATTGCATTGTCTAAATAGTCATTGTATATTGAGCTATTTGTTACGGCCTTATACCAATATGTATCTTCCGAACGCCCCTTTGAAAGGGTTTTTGCATACTTTTCAATCTCTTTGATGGTTTTGTCTTTATTGATTGGAGAAGTTTCAATGCTATCTTTTTCATAATTGGATGTAGCTTCTGGAACATCTGTTTCAGGATTCTCCCAATTTTTCATTGTATCGCTCAACCAATTCTCAGCATCGCTTTGCGATGTAAATTCAGCTCCATCAATGTGTCTATTGTTAGAATCTTTTATAGATACAATGTAGCTATTTCCAAATTGACCCATATCGACTTCTATAATTTTGCCATTATACTTATCCCCATCAACTGACTTAACGGTTGTACGTTTTACATCGTAATTGCCATTCTGAGTATTTACTGAAACGTTACTAGGCGTTTTAGTATCGTCCTTATCGGATTCATCGTATTCTCCTGCACGTTGTTTTTCTTCTTCGGTAGCTTCGACAAGTTTCTGTTTTGATGTTAAATTGAATAAGAACTTACGGAAATGTTCCTCATTGTCATAATCATCTATTGTGTAACCACCAAGATATTGCTTAGCAAGTTCTCGCCAGTTTTCAATTCCCTGAGCTTTAGCATAAGCATCAGCATTAAAATGTTTAGGCTTCTTTTCTTCAACCTTTGGGGCAAAATGAGTAGCATCAATGGTCTCTCCACCAATGATATTGACAATATCGTTGTATGTTTTTGCAAGAGCTTCTTTATCTACAGGAATGTTTTCTTCGCCAGTCAAAACAGCTTTGAAGAGTTTGGAATTAACATCAAGCTTCATTCTATCAGCTTTTGTGATGTTATCACCCTTATTGAGAATATTAGCAACATCTTTTGCACGTGCTTCAATCTTGGTTGCAAGTCTCTTCTCAGCATTTTCGCTTCCACGCTGAATACCTGTTAATGTGTAAATATCGTATGTTCTCGTTTTAGCATTTGAGGTCTTAGGTGTTTTATCAGATTCTTTATTAACTTCGTCAACGTTCTTCTTTATTTCGTATGGAGTTTCTATAACATTATTTATATCAACTCCACTTTCAGCTAATGCATTTGCCAATCTACCAACTTCGTATCCTGATACAGTAGAGCCTGCATTGAGTCTTGCATTGATTTCATTTGCATACTCAAATGCTTCAGAATCCTTTGTTGTTTTAAGTCCCTCATTGACAAGTATCTGAATATTATCCTTTAGATTACCTCCACGACCGGTTGTCTGAGCTGTTGAATATAATGTGCTTGTTCCGCCCATCATAAGACCAGACAATCCTCCAACAAGATAACTGTTCAAGGTATCTGCTGCAGCCTGTTGCCAATAATCAGATGTAAGCAAATCTTTCCATTCCGTATCGTTTACATTAAACATAGGGTTGATTACAAATGAATCGATTATTGAACCTACAAGCTCTTCGAAAGCCTCACCCCTGAATGATGAAATGGCACTTGCAACATAATCTTTAATAGCTTCGCTTCCACCTTTGCGGAACATTTTATTAACAAGCTTTTCTGTAGTTCCCTCAAAGAAATCATCAAGAGTTGTACCCTTGCGACCAGATGCTACATCAAGGAACGATGCTTGCGTTAATAGTTCTGTTGCGACTTCTTTTACAGCAACAGCAGTTCCGTATGATGCAATTGTCATAAGATTTGCATCATCTTTATTTCTTGCCTGTGTAGTCGCATTACCATAGGCCCTGAGATAAAAAGGAGTAAAATACGCTGCACTCTGAGATAGGCTCTCAGCGATATTAGTTACAATCTGTTTAACCTTTTCTGGATTGCCTAAAGTCTTTCGTGCTTGCTTTGCAACTTCTTTTGTTGGCATAGCCCCTATGACTTCTTCAGCTTTAGAAAATTCGGGAGTTCCAAAAATGACTCTAGAGAATACTGCATCAAGTCCGTTTTCTATTACAGAGGATTCTGCTTGAATTAACTTCTGACCAACAACACCTTTGCCTGACTGCGCATCCTCTAAATTCTTTTGTGCGGACTTTTCAAGGTTAGTATTTAATTCCTGCGTAGCTTTCAGAATTTTACTTTCTCCTGTTTTATCTTCAGATTCTTTGTACGCAGAATTTACATTGTTATTAGTACCGTCAATGTTTTCTGCCGTATTAAAAGCATTGTACTTAATCTGCGCCTGAGAGAGCATTTGCTTATCATATTCAAGTGTTTTTTCATCAGCTCCGTTGGCAACATCTTCATCACAAGTGTTCTTCCAGAAATCAACATCTCTTTTTGCACTTTCAGAAGTGCCATTATAGATATTTTGTCTTGTTTCAGTTCCAGCCTGATAGTTTGTGGCGAATTTTCCAGACAACCCAGCCGCCCAATTCTTTATTGCAGATTTTGCAACATTGCTTTGAGTTTCTTTAAATTCGCTTGTATCAATGGAATTGCTTATAGGTACAGCACCGACAATAGCAGGATTAGACTTTGCTAATATAGTCTGTTTTGCAGTAGTATCCATATTCTGCGTATCAAGAGCATTGATGTTTATATTAGAAAAAGAGCCAACGGAGTTTTGTCCGTTGGCTTCATTTCTCTTGATATAAAAATCATCAAGCTTTGAATCTCCATTACGAGTAGTTGCTGGAGATTCTGCATATTCATCTCTTGCATCTTCCGTAAATGCGTTTGTGCTATGTTCAGGTTCTTCTATAGTAACCTTTTTAGGGTTAGCTGTTATAGTCTGATTCTGTAATGTATTTACAAATACAGTTCCAGATTTAGTAGGGGTCTCGTTCTGTTTACTCTCATTCTCAACAGGCTTTTGTACTGGTTTCTGAGTATCGGTGCTTGTAACCGATTTGCCTGTATTCTTGTTCACAAATGTTACAGACATTTTATTCCTCCATTTTATTCAGAAATTGTATATCCAAGCTCCGCCAACTGAGCCAAAATTGCGTTCTTCTCAGCGAATGTTGTTGCCTCAGCGTAAGCATTTGCTAATTCTTGAGCCTTCATAACATCAGACATTGACTCATCGTTAAGAGCGTATTTCTCATTTACGATTGAGTCACCGACAACAGATGGTATTAAGCTCTGCTTACGAATAGTTGTTTGTGATACATACTTCTTATAAGCATCTTCCGCACTCAGGTTTCCAGCAGCCTTCTTTGTTGCAGGACCGTAAGAACCATCAATGTCACCTGTATATGCACCACTAGCCTTTAATGCTTTCTGAAGTGCTACAACCTGAGATACAGAAGCAGATGTAGCTCCGTATGCAACGGTATTGATTGTAACGTTGTAATTACCAGCATTTAATGTCTTAACTAACTCTCTCTGCTGTGAGGCTGAAAGCGTTGGATAAATACTGTTTACATCTTTCTGAGCTGTATCGTTAGATAACGATTTATTCTTTAATCCTGATAATACAGTATTGTATGTTGCTACGCTTTCAGAAGAATCTTCTTTAGAAGTCGTATCTTTCTTCTGTGTGCTATCATCAGTTGTTACAATCTGCTGTGCAACTTCATCGTCAGTATTATCTTCTTCATCCTTTGCAAGATAGCTTTCAGCTAATCCGAGAATTGCAATCAGCTTGTCAAGGTCAAATTCCTCAGCTTCCATCTTAGCCTGCATAATCTGAATAGCATCTTCCTTGCTGTTGTTCATAATATCGTATGCAAGTTCGTTTACATACTGATTCATTTCGCCTTCAAGGTTTGTTCTTGCTTCATATCTTGCGGCTTCTGTTACAGGCTGACCCATCCATCCACCACTTAAGGCGTTATTTACGATTGCATTATCAGCGTTCTTAAATGCTGTTTCATACTGAGGAGTATACATTTCCTTTGCATACGCATAAGATTCAGCCCAAGTAAGGAAGTCCTGAATTTCGGTAGTGTCTGTAAAGTTGTTGATAATTGTGTCGTACAACTGTTCAACAATTTCCTGATTAGACATCTCGGTAAGTGGAGTTTCCGTCTGCTGTTGTGTCTGCTGTTGCTGAGTAGGCTGCTGAGTAGGTGTAGTTGGAGTTGTAGTATCAACGGTTACTGTTGTCTGCTTATTAAGAGCGTTCTGAATAGAAGTTCTTGTTTCAGGACCAGTCTTTCCATCTACAGTAAGTCCATTAGCTTTCTGATACTGTTTAACAGCATTGGCTGTTTCAGTACCGTAATTTCCGTCAACAGCAATCTTATAGCCAAGAGAATTAAGTGCCTGCTGTAACTGTTTTACATCAGAGCTATTGTATATTCCCTGATACAGATTCTTTGACCAGGTGTATGTAGTTCCCTGATTACCTGAAGTAGTTCCACTTGCTGAAGTACCACCTGTAGTTGTACCTGCTGATGTTGTACCTCCTTTAGAGGTAACATAAGCATCACGAAGCCTATCGACTTCTGCAGCCATTGTGATATTTCCGTTTTTGGCATAATTGTCTCTTACTGTTGAAAAATCATTTGTTCCAGCCTTGTATGTTCCCCAAAGCTTTTCGTCCCATCCAGTAGGAGATGTAGTTGTTGCAACTGTTCCACCTGTTGTAGTTCCTCCTGTTGATGTTCCATTAGAACCACTACTTGATTCCTTAGACGAACCACCAGAACTAGAACCACCACTAGAGCTTGCTTTAGTTGCATTGTCATATGTAGTCTTATCAGTTACTGTGACCTTATCTCCTGTTGAACCACCAGAATATCCATAATTACTACGAATATTGTTAGCTTCTTTATTTGCATCTGCCCAAGAGATTATTCCGGCCTTTGCTTCGTTTCTTAATGACTCAATTTTTTGCTGGTCACTTGTGCTTAATACAGAATCGCTTCCTATTACAGACATATCTAACCTCTCTTTCTGCTTAATGCTGGAGTAATAATGTCATACAGTTTCCCAAGAGTAGCTTTATCCAAACTCAATGCTTGATTACCATTCTTCTTAAGCTGAACAAGGCTGTTTTTAAGCTGTTCTAGGCTTGTTAATGAACCGTCTGGAACATTGTTAATTGCGTTAGAAACGGCACTAGATTCAGCGTTTATTTCTTCTGCTCTTGTTAAGTCATCATAGAGCTTGCTGTCAGCACCCTGCATACCATTAGGTGTTAATGCTTTCTGCTGTGCCTGAATCTCTCTTGCTTCTCCTGATACCTGTTCATTTTTATATTCCTGAACAAGATTGTTGAAATCGGCAGTAGTATTGCCTAATGCTCCAGCACCAACATCATTAACTAAACGCTGATAAGCATTCTGCATTACTCCACCGTTTGGAAGGTTTACATTTTCTTTGTCCTTCCTCTGTGGATAATCGTTATAAGTCATTTTCTTTTCCCCTTTGCAAAGTGAAATAAAAAAAGGGGCTTAATGAACAAGCCCCATTTAGTACATTTTAATACACACAATACTGAATATTTAGTTGTTAATTAACATATATTACCTTTTATCCCTGACAACGAATTTGGTATTGCCGAAATAATCTTCGTGAGCATCTAAATGCAGGTATGTACCATATATATTCATACCACCAACACAATTATCTGCTTCACAGATTGCTTTCCATATACTTTCGATTTCGTATGCGAATTTATCGGTAATCTTAGGATGTTTAGAAAAGCTTGCATCAATAGCTTCATTTAATAAATGTAAACTATTTGATGAACCGTTTACTTTTGCATTGAATGTTTTTGTTCTATATCCGGAGTTAATATGAATAGGATTGCCATATTCATTCCTTAGTAACTGATATCTTCTAACATCTTCTGCAAACGTGTCATTTAATAACATCTTAATTGATTCAGTTGCCTGATTATTTGCAAACTCCCAAAGCTTGAAATTTGCTGATAAAGGATAATTAGCATCAATCGTCTTAACGTTGCATAAACTTATTTTCTTTCCAGACGGAAGAATTATATTATGGCTTATTTCAGTCTTTATCGTTGCCATCATCCTTGCCTTTCTTTATCTTGTAGATTGCTATTGCCGCAGTCAGGAATCCTTCAGCACCGCATATCGTCTTGACGTAATCAAGTAGTGATGAAGGTTCTGTGCCTTTTAGGGCGAATACGACCATAGCGTATATGAGGGTTATTGAAATTAAAAAGGCGCAGAAGATAAGACACTTATCAAGCGTCCCCTTACTGCGCCATTTGGTGCGTGGGAGTTTCATTTGTTTTTCAGATACTCAATATCTTTTTGAAGTGATGTCATAGCAACAGCGACTTCACCGAACTTGATGGCATACCCGTTATGAACATCCAGCTTCTTTTCTATTGAATCAAGACGCTGATTCTGCAAGGCGTTCTGTGTCTGAAGCTCCTGTGATACCTTGTCACGTGTTGACTTGCTACTGATTAACACTACTGCTATTGATGCTAATGCCCCGATGACGGAGCAGATGATACTTGCTTCCAATTACTGTAACCTTCTTTCTTGTAAAAATACTACTGGGACAGGTAGGGAGTCGAACCCTATTTCCCTCTTGCGAGGCTGACTGTGCCATTAGCCGCCCCAGTAGTATTAGATAGAGAAGCGTAGGGAGGTCACTTCCTTTACGGCTACGCAACCCCCCTATGGTACGCTATAAACGGACAAGCCTCCAATTCCGTTCAGGTTGTACTTCCCATTCTCCATCCTAAGTAGGATTTCTTTATGTTCTAAAGGAACATCAAGGCATATGGGTGTAATTTATTTACACTTGGTTACGGTGCTATCGCACTACATATACTTCGCAATCTCTGCTCTTAATGTGGCTCTACCCTCTCGGTATTCTGCCATTTCTTCTTCAGTATATGCGCCTGTGTCTAACTGTTTAAGATTCTTCCAATCTCCATACGGCGAAACGCTTGATGATAACCAAGAGCGCAAAGCGTTGATTCGTGCTTGGCACATTTCTTCATGAGATACCGCCTCATTTTCTTCAATCATGTTAACTTCTGCGATGATTTCTTCTATTGTCATTTTAGACCTCCAAATAACTCTTGATATAAGCGGTCTAATTCCTTGACCGACCTATAAGCATCAAACTGTAAGATATTGCCCCTCCAACTCCTATAAGCGTTGGCGATTTGTGACATTGATAGTTCCCCTCGTTCCAACAACCCTTTGTAGGCTTTTAGCCGTCTGCGCTCCCTTGTAAAAGACTTTGCGCTCGGTCTTTTGATGATATGCCCTGTCGGAGTTATGGAATACTTAATCTGCAAATAACTAAACCCTTTTGAGAGTTTTGTAATGCGAGTTTTATCATCGCTGATAAACAATCCCATTTCCCTCGCGGTTTCCTTAATCCCATCAAGAACCGATTTTAGAAACTCTTTGTCTTGATGAATGATGTAAATATCATCCATGTAGCGACCATAATACTTGCACCCACGAACACACTTGCAATAAGTGTCTATCTTCGTAGGATAGTAAATCCCGACTATCTGCGATATTTGACTACCTATCCCCACCGAGCGATTCAAGAACTTCTGTTTTTCGTAGCAAGGCTCATATTTAAGCATATTGAACGGAACGCTCTGCGCATCCAAGTATTCTTCATCGGTCATATAGGAAACATCAATTTTGAATGTGCCGATTAAATACTCAAACAGTTCATAATCTTTAATGTGAGGCTTGACTACTTCGCAAAGTTTTTCATGCGGAATATTGTCAAAGAACTTCGCAAAATCAATTTGCAGAATATATCCGTCTTGATGTTCCCTCAAGAACTTTGACAGATGAGCGATTAGCCTTGACCGAGTAAACGATATGCCTTTCCCCTCTTGAGATGCTCCATTGTCATAGATTAGATACTTGCTCAATGACGGAGTTAAAACCCCATCGCAGTATGCTCGTTGAATTACCCTGTCGCTGATATGTAAGGATTTAATTCGCCTAATCTTTCCACGCTCCCGAAGTGTGAACTCATAAAATGGCATTTGCCTATATGTTCCGTCTTTGAGAGATTTCTCTGCTTTGTAGATATTCCGCAGAAGATGCGCCTCATACTTTTGAACGGAGCATTTCCAATTAGAACATTGTTGAGCCTTATAAAATGATTCTATTAAGTTGTTTGCATTTATCTCGTTTATAGCCATACCTGACTTATCAAATGGCATCGGGATTAGATTTGTGCTTTCGCAAAGGGTTGCCTCTCCTTCCCAAGTTCCTCATTTCGTTTCATACTACTTTGATTGAGAAAATAGCAATCAGGGGCGAACTCCATTAGAATTGGAGGCGTTGTTGTTGTTGGCATTGCCGTTGTTGTTGACATTAGCGAAGTTAGTGGAACTAGCTACTGCTCGCAACCACCAGTTAGCACGATTAAACAGAATTGCGCCCTTGTATAACTTTAAGTATTTTATTATCTGACTTCTTCCAGTCTCTTAGTAACTGAGTTTCATGCGTAATCATATCCACATAGCGAACATATTTATTTACGTCAACTGGTAAATTCGTCATGGCTCTCTGCATTATCTGCAGAAGGTATTCACAATCGCCGATGGCGTTCCATTGATACTGACGTCTAAAATAGAACTCTTGCTCGCTTGAAGCACATATTGTATTCGCATGAGTAATGTTAGAGAGTATACTCGCAAGTGTTTTCAAGACTTCATTCTTATAATAGTCAAGAAGCCACTCAGGATATTCTTCGTCCTTTACTCCGAAGTTACGCTTTAATAACCCAGTTATTTCTTTGTCTAGGATGTAGAACCTGTGGAAGAATTCCAAGTTCGACATTCCTCTTTCGCTCTTTGGTTTACTCATCGTTTATTTCGCCGCACAAGGCGGCTCAATTAGCCTATACAGATAAGCGGGCGAACGCCAAGACTGTTGGAGGCGGCGTAGTAGTCGGCAAGGCCGTTGCCGCCGACAAGAGCGAAGCGAGTGGAACTAGCTACTACTCGCAACCACCAGTCAGCACGAATTGACGGACTCAGGAAATTGAATATCGGTAGCTTCTCACACCCTTCTCCTACGTCATAAAAGGATGAACTGAACACAGTAGAGCCGTAAACCTGCACTTCTGTAAGCAGAGTAGCCTTAGCATCATACCAAGCCCATCCACTTGAAGCCCCAGTCCAACCCGCTCCAGCCATTGAGGCGCTAGAGTTTGTGGCGTTGGATAACAGAACTCTCCTATTACGCAGTCTGCTTCCAAGAGCGTTATTGAGAGCTGATACTACAGATGGTATTGTCGTAGTATTCATTGCTGAGCCGTAATATCCACCAGTTGTAACATTGCTTGAGTTCATCTGAGCATTTAAGAGTGTTCCTTCGGGAATCAAAGATATATGATGGGTAGTCATAGCTGTGTCTCCCTTATTCCATTCGGTATCAAAACCAGCAATGAGCCACACTTTGTTATAGGTACCATCTTGAATTGTGATTTTATCTCCGAGATAGAGGTCTGTAAATTTTCCACTGGTTACGCCATGAGTCGTTAGGAATGTTCCGATGTTACTCGAATTTACGGTTCCTAAATCTTTACCTCTGTATATCCCATTATGATATGCGCCGTATTCTTCTGCGATAGGATTAGCAACATCATAAGGAACTCCGTTAACATTTAATTTTGAGAACATTATTTCTCCTTTCTTATAATTTGCTATATACTCGCCCGCACAAGGCGGGCGGAATTAGCCTATACAGATAAGCGGGCGAACGCCCAAACTGTCGGAGGCGTTGTCGTAGTCGGCACTGCCGCTGCCGTTGACAATAGCGAAGTAAGTGGAACTAGCTACCGCTCGCAACCACCAGGCAGCACGAATGCTTGGCGAGATAAAATTAAATACTGGCAGTTTTTCGCAGCCTTCACCAACATCGTAGAACGAGGAGCTACATACTGTACTTCCATATACTTGCACTTCTGTAAGCAATGTAGCTTTTGCATCATTCCAAGCCCATCCGCTTGCGTACCCTGTTAATCCAGCTCCAGCCATTGATGTTCCTGTAGTAGATGCCGCATTTGATAACAGTACTCTCCTATTTAGAAGATGAGTTGATAACGCATTGTTGAGTTTAGAAACAACAGTTGGAATCGTTGTTGTATTCATAGCTGAGCCAGCATAACCTCCGCTAGTTGTGTTACTAGAGTTCATCTGAGCATTTAAGAGTGTTCCTTTAGGAATCAAAGATACGTGATGGGTAGTCATCGCAGTATCACCCTTGTTCCATTCAGTATCAAAACCAGCAACAATCCAAGTCGCATTATATGTGCCATCTTGAATTACCACTTCGTCACCAAGATAAAGGTCTGTGAATTTACCACTTGCGACGTTATGGTCTGATAGGAAAGTTCCGATTGTAGCAGAGGATATAGTTCCTAAGCTCTTTCCTCTGAATATTCCATTGTGAGATAAACCGTAATTCTCTACAATTTCTTGGCTTATTTCGTGCGTAACTCCGTTAAGCCGAACGCTGTCTATTGCTGACATAGTACCTCCTTAACTAATTATTAAAGTGGTTCCTGATACTTGGAATATCTCTCCCACTAAATATAAAGTGTCATTTTGTACGAAGCATTCAATGTGCTCAATTTTCGTATCGAGGCTGTCTTTGACGAGCTTCTCGCTTGGATAATGGGCATCATCGGGAACAGACTGAAACGCCGTAACTTTATTCGATGTATTTTCTTTTACGCTAATTTCTTGACCCACAAAAGATGAGATTCCTCCAGCGGATTCTACTGTTCCTGTCGGGTCGAATACGGACTTCTTCATGTCGCCAGTAGCTAGAATACTCGCTTGTTCGGCCCAGTACTTAGCGTTGTTGGTGTCTTCTCCTGTTCGTGTTCCCGTTCCTCCTACTGCCCATGACTCAGAGAGGGTGGCTTTCTGCTGACAGGTAACTAAAGCCGAAGCCGTTTGCTCTTTATAGTATTTAGCGTTATCTATATCTTCGCCAGTTCTTGCTCCTGTGCCACCTTTAGCATAGGACTCTGAAAGAGTTGCCTTCTGCTGGGATGTAGTAGCGTAGCCACTGGACTGATTGGCTGAGTTAGATGCGTTGGTAGCATAGCCAGATGCAGATGTTGCTGAGTTACTTGCGGCTGTTGCAGAGTTTCCAGCATTAGTAGCGTATGTGCTTGCATTGGTTTCGCTTGCTTCTGCATTTGTTGCGGCAGTTTCTGCTCTTACTGCAAGTGCTTCAAGAGCAGAAGTAACACTAGAAGAAAGCATTGCCATTGTTATACTGGCATTTCTAATATCAGCTTTTAATGTCTTTGAGCCATTGGGGTTAGTAGTGAGAGTTAAGTCAATAGTGTTTGTATCTTCTACGTTTATCGGGTTGAATAATGTGCTTACTGGGCATCTGCTTAATTCAACTGGTGGTACGCTTCTATCGTACAAAACAAGATAGTAACTACCACTTCCAACAGGGTCTTCAACTAATGCCATTGAACCGGGCACTTTTTCAATGTCTGTATCAATTGTATAAACTGTGCCACCCTGTGTTGTGAATGTAAATGTACCAGTACCAGATGCAAATGTTACTGTCTTAATCAGTAAGTTTGCATCTGCGATAGATTCCTTTAATGCTACATTCTCAATGGTTTCTTTAGTGTCAATTACACTTTTAAGACCTTCCATTGTAGATTGAACATTAGTACCTACAACACCAGCAATAGTAGTGTTGTCTATCTGCCCAGCCTTTGTTGCGTGTGGATTAGCATTAGTTGTTCCAGCGTGTGTATATGCTGTTGCAACTTTTGCCTTCTCCGTATTGTCATAGTCGTTTGTGATTGTAAAATTAAGATTTCCTTTTGAAATACCACCTTGCTCACCTCCGGTATGTGTTACGTTTGGGTTGAACATTTTGTTAATTTCATCAAGGTCTCTTTCAATCATATCGGGGCCGCCTGTATCAACAGACGGTTCACCCGGTACGCCATTAAATTGTCTTTGTGGAAATACACTCATATTAGTAAGTCCTCATCTTTCAATAATGTAGGTGTTACAAAATCAGTTTCCTTTTCATAAACAAAACCTATGGCAACAAGTGTCATAGGTGCGTTTAATGTGCTATTGCGAATCTCTAACTGGAATGTATTTGATTGCTCTATAATCTCAACCATCTTTGTTATTGCTTCTCTGAAGCCCCATAACATACCCCAGTTTCTACCCCAAACAAGAGATTCATTTATATTTATAGTATTTATTTCAAATGAGTTGTAACCCATTAAAACCTTTATATTTGCTGTGATACTTGATTGATTATCTTCGTACTGTTTGAAGATAAAACCTATCAATCTTACAACCTTATTAACAAACGGATTACCAAAATGATATTCTTTTGTCTTTATATAAAGGTCTATTGCTTTATCTTGTCCTGTAGTTACATCAATATCAGAATATGTATCATTTGCTTTTAACAAATAATTTGTTGAAGCGAAATACAAATCTATTCCGTCACTAGCCCAAGCATTTACCTTCCAACCTGTTGCTGTAGTGAATGATGATGTATCCCATTCATATTTCAGAACTTGATTATTGTTTATTCCGTCCGTATTGTATGCGAGGTAGTAAACATTATTATGGAATACAGCTTCGCATTTAGACATATCGTTTATAGAAGATATTGCATTATCAACCTTGCTCTGCGTAATCTTCTTAATTACTGAGCTCCCTTGTAGTAACACAACGCTCGAATTAAGAATTGATACTGATACGTTATATATACCATCTCTTGCAAGGAACATAAATGAATATGGTGTTAATACGAATGTTCTATTTGATACGCAACCATACGGAATATTTAACGGTTTCCAACTTGCATCTTCTAATGGTGTAACGCCTTCCCATCTATACCATCCGTTTTCATAAGATACTAAAACAGATTCAGATAGCTCTTTAATTGCTGTTGGTTTACCATAACTATTTGCAGCATATACTTTATTTATATCTTTTTTGAAATACGCTATGTTTCCGATTTCTGAATAGAATAAAGCGTTATCATCAGGATTGCCGCAAGCAAATAACCTGTAAGAAGCTGAATGAACAAGGAACATCGTACATTTCTTGATTGGCGATAAATCATTATCATTAGCTTTACCCTCCTGTAATGTAACATAAGTTAAAATACATCCAGTTTTTGCTGGGTCAACATATCCGTTTTCAGTTAAATTATTTGTAAGCTTTGTAAATATAACAGAATTAGATTCAACTGTACTTGCCCATCCTGAAATACTCATTCCGTGTATTGCATTTACAAGCTGAGATATTGTCATATCTGCTGTTACAGATAATGTGTTTGCAACACCACCAAGATAAATTGTAATTGTTCCTGCTGTTGTTGTTCCCTGAACTACTGTAACTCTTGCAATTTCTGGCTGTGATGGGTCATAAGCATCTAATACTCTTACAACATTTGAAGCAAAATAGGCAGCTTCTGTAACATCAGACCAATTACTTGTATTGTTATAATTCTCTGTTTGTAGATTTATTGAACCTCTATTGTTTAATGCCTTATAAAAATGACCGAGTACACCGGTTGTATTATTATGAAGATTCTTTACTATCTTGTTTGTAGTAACTGAAACTGTTCCAGAATCAGTTGTGAAATCAAAATCTCCCCAAGAATATAATTCAGAACCATCGCCAAAATACAATTTATTGTAAATGCTAAATGGATATATCTTTGTTGCTCCTGTTGAAAGAGTTATCTTTTCTGTTTTTGTCTGAGTATCTTCATCAAAATCATAAAGCTTTCCACCAGACACAAAACATTTTTTATACTTTGAACCAATAGACCAAGTATAAATATCAGTAACCTCAGCACCAAAAGATGTATTATTTACTTTTGAACAACCTTTTCTTGTTTTGAAAGATTGTATTTCTGCTGAATAATCAGCGTTTTCAGATACACAGACTTCGGTATCTTTAATTGAAATAGCTGCAATACTATCATTAAATCCACCACTAAAGTCTGCATATATTTTCTGCAAGAGATTTCCAGCCATAACTAGAACCTCGCTGGCATACGCCTATATCTTTTATTTACTCTAGCCATTGAAATGTCTGCATCTGCAATATACTGCTGGAACAGTCCGTTAAATTGCTGTGCCTCTCCATCATCGTGACCTGCGGTTCTACCTCTTATCTGAGAAGCTAAATAATACTTAATAGGTTCTGCATATTTGTCAGGAAGTGAAATTGCAATATCTGCTGAGTTTGGCATTTCAGCAACGTATCTGTACGTAATCTCATAAATCCCTTTATGATAGAATGTAAAATTGCCAAGTTCATCACACGTATATACATTTGGCTGAACGTTAGCTCTGCTTCCTTTTAATCTAACTATTTCAATTCTTACTATTTCGTCAGTAGCAGAATATGTTTGTCCTTCGCTATTAACTTCTATTTCAACCGTCTTTCTTGGAGCAGAAAGCGGATGTTCTCTCATTATATATCTAGCAGCATCTTTTACCCATAAAAAGGCTGTTGCCGAGTTAATTGTGAAGCCTGATATTAACTGAGCATCAACACGAATTTCATTACTCGTCATATTGCCCTCCTTAAATCTGTTGCTAATTCAGTTGTAATCGCTTCAATTTCGTTGTATCTACGACTAGCAACTTCTGTATCAATCTTTTCGTTATTCTTCTCTATTTCTGCAATTAGTTTTTCAGTATTTTCTCGTCTAGTTTCTTTGCAGTATTCAAGAGTTCGTGAATCAAGTTCATTATATGGAACAGTAAATTCATACGTTGATGGACATAATGTATCAACGTTGTGTACTTCATATTTTTTTCTGACAACATTCCATACAATAAAATATCCTGAATCAATATGTCTTATTCTTTCAGCTATTCCATATAAATCGTTTTTAATATGGATTAACCACGGTTTATGTAATGTTATGCTGTCTATATCATTTTGAATTTTACGCATCATTTACTCCATAAAAATTAGGGAGTGGCTGTTAAACCACTCCCTTATTAAATAGGGTATTAAACTTCAGCAATACCCTTGAGTCTGCCAAGTGCTGCAGGCTTCATGCAAATAAGTTCAGAATACTGAACAAGTGTAGCTTCATAAGCAGCTTTGTCTGTTACTCTGTGGAGAATAGCACCATCTTCATCCATCCAGTTCCACGGTTCAAGTCTGGACAGCTTCATCTGCTTTGTGTTGAGGATATCCATCATACCGTCCTGCATATACTTTTCAACGGAGATGGGAATACCATTGTAGGAAACGAGCTTATAACCACCGTCAACCTTCATCATTTCAAGGTTTCTCTTATATGTGTTCTGCTCGTCAATATAAGCTCTGTGAACACCATCGTTGCAAGCGAGGAAGTCTGGCTGTTCGCCAGTTCTCTTATAGATTGTGTCGATAACCTTCTGGAGCTTGAGAGAGTCAAAGTCCTGAGCTTCTCCACCAGAAGTAAGGTCAACGATTGTCGGCTTAAACCACTTCTTGGAGCTTCTGTCAATTCCGTAAAGTGTTGTAGCTGTCATAACATCTTCAAGACCTGTCATTTCGTTGCCGTAGTTGCCATAACGAACAATGATTGTGTTTGCAGATGTTGTATGAGAAGTGGAAGTGTAAATCTTCTTGTTATCATAATCAACGTCTGCAATATAGTCGCTGAAAGTTGCTGTATATGTAGTTCCAGAAACTGTACCGAAAGAAACATACATTCCGGGATAAAATGCTTCTACAGAATAGTCGCAAGTAAATTCTGTTGCTGCTGTTCCAACTGCAGAAGTAATCTTTCCAAGTTCGCCAGTGCTCTTACCTGTAACATTGTGTCTAACCATATCGTTAGCATCAACGAGCAGGTTGTTCATCTGCTGTGTGAACTGGTTTACGAAAGCAGCCTTGCTGTCTCTGGAAGTCTTAAGGAGCTTGTCAGAGAGAGAGATACGAGCTACGAGGTTCTTAACCTGAGATTCAGCCTGCTCATACTTTCTGGGAGAAGGTGTAGGAAGGTCGCCATCTTCAGCTCTTGCACCTACGCCACCAGAACGACCATATTCGAGAGAGAACTTAACCTTAGAACCAACGATTTCATTAGCATCCTTTTCGAGGGCTGCCATGATAGGGCCAGAACCGTTATCCATCTGAACTACGATGGGGTCCTTGAAATAAACTTTGAGAGCGTTTTCAACAACGCTTAATGTAGAAATAGCCATTATAATTCTCCTTATTTAGTTAAATCAGAACGAAGCAAAGCTGCAGCATCCTTTAATGTCTGCGGTCTATCTGCTCCCTGTGCGGAAAACTGATTCGTGCTACCATTTCCTATTGTTGCCGGTTTTCCACCTTTCTGAATATCTTTGAGATAATTTTCAATTACTCGCTTTGCAACAGCATCATTGCTAACAATTTTGTCCATACTGTCATTATCGGATAAATAAAAATCAAGGTTCTTACCTTGATTTGCTCTTAATTCTTCATTCTCTTTTCCGAGTCTGCCAATCTTTACTTCACGCATTGCATCTACATATGAACGCTTATCCTTTGGATTAAGACCATTCATTTTGATATAACCTGCAATGTCAGGGAACATATCCTTAGCATCAGAGTTTTCGTTTACAAAGTCCTGAATAATATCCTTAACCTCAGCCTTTACCTGAGCAGCTTCTGACTGGCTTAATAACGGTTTAAGTCTAGCTTCAATACCTGCAACTACTTCCTTGACTTTCTTTTCTGCTATTACATTAGCGGCTTTTTCGACAGCTCCAGCAGGGTTATCATAGAACTCGTCCATAAACTCTTCTGAATTAAACATCGGCAAAGCCTCTTCAACATCGCTGGAAGGCTGTTCCTGCTCTGTTGGAACGTTGTTTGCAAGCTCATTAAGTATTTCTTCCTTTGACGGAATACCGTTCTTAATAGGCTCATTTTCAACCACAGACTTTTCGACTTCTGTCTCATTATTTGGAACATCATTCATAACATCATTAGTCACGTCTGACTGTTCTTCTGCATCTAAATCATTTAGAAGCATCTGAGATGGTGTTAAGCTTTCAGTTTCAATCTTTTCATTTTCCATTGTATGTAATCCTCCATTTTACTATGCAAATGTTTCTGCATTTGCTGATGCTCGCTGAATATATGGCGCATTCTGTTGCATCATCATTTCAGCTTGCTGTTTTGTTTGTAATGATTTTAAATGCTCATTTACGTGATTTTCAAACAAAGCATCAATATCAGGATTCTTTGCAAGTTCTTCTTCATACTCAGCTTTCAATCTAAAGTTGTTATGAACAGAAATGTGAATCATATCATCATCAAACTGTCTAAGAACTGCATTCTCTCCTACAACCATTGCATTATTTTCACGCTGTGCCCTCTTCTTTTGGTCATCTTCAGATTCAATGAAGTTTTCCCAATCTCCAAGTTCAAGCATTTCAAATACTTTCATACGGCCTTCATTTGTAATATTTCCAGTCTGCGGGTCATTGAACAATCCACTATTAAGAAGTTCAATAACTTTCTGTCTGCGCTGAGCAAGTGTGTCAGAGCTTTCAGGTTCGCTTTCTACAAATACATCAAAAGATGTAAGGTCAGAACCAATGAACTGACTTATTTCAAATTCATTGTTCTTACCAATATCTTTAACCTGTCTTGCATAAGAAACATTATTGTGATACAGAACAAGCCATTTCTTACTAACGCTAATTAAACAATGCTTTATGTTCTCTGCTTCAAGACCTATTCTTGTATCGTCTTGTTCTGCAAGACCAGATATTGCTACTCCGGATGTTACCTGACTTGGAACTGTGGATTGTTTTGTAAGGTCAGATACTCCACTAAGTCTATTAAACATAGATAGCATATATTGCTCTTCTCTTGCTATGTCATCAGGAAGGCTATCTACTGTTAAAAATCTTGGTGGTGTAGCACCACGTTTATATAAAAGCAATTCGCCCGGAGCAATGCCATTATCGAGTAAATAGTCTTCATCAACTAATGAATTTTCCTCAGCTTCAAGAACTCCAATAGTAACTCTATTTATATAATCCTGAGTTCTATTTTTTACAGAGTTATATCTAATCTGAAGAGGTATCATACGCTCTATTGTTGATGTTCCAAAGAAACCATCTGTTCTAATAGCTTGCTGAACATCAAATGGAAGAATATATTCTCCATCTTCTCCCATAGCATCAGGAAGAATCCCATAATACAAAAGAACTGAATCGGTACAAATAATCAATCTTCCGTCAGGATACGAAGGAGAAGGAAGTTCCCATTCTTCCATAACCTCTACTGTGTTATGAACAATAGTGTTGGCGAACATATTTCCTTGCATACGACCCATAATTCCTGAGCCATAATTTCTTTCTCCAGATGTTGCAATTTTATATGTTTCGTGGTCGGTTCCTTTTACTACCTTGCCCCATTTTTCAAATACTTCATCAGGAGACATTAGAATTACGTGCATAACTCGTCTCTGCTTACGTAAAGGAAGTGATGGATTTTCTGGATAAATTTCAAATGGAGAATGAACAGTAGTAACAACATCTCCCCAATGAATTTTTTTTACGACTACATCTTTTTCATATCCAAGAAGCTCATTTTCGTATTCCTTTAATGTAAGCTTGCAGGCTTCTTCATCATCAAGCTTTCTATATTCAACACCAACAACTCTTCCGGCATTAGGGTCCCAAACTGTTTTGAATATTGCAGTACCAACAATGCCTGAAATTAAATTAGCTTCCTGCTGAACTTCGCTCATTCTGAGCCTTGCTCTTGTAGAAGCTAATACTTTATTACCTATCTTCGCAGATGTTCTATCTTCACTTGAAGCTGAAGCAGGTCTGTTTTTAAGATTGTTTTTTCTTTTAGAAAGAAATGCAAATCTTGTTTCAACACATGGAGCGATTTCATTGAATACGTTACGCTCTTCAAAATCGTTTAGAGGTAATACTTCTTCAATATCGTTCTTAATAGAATCTATTGTTGTATATTGTTCTCCATTATAGAAATTGATATTAAGTCTATTCTGCAAATCAATTTTTCTCTTTAACCTTTTTCGTTCTGCGTATCTATCCTTAATATCATTAACAACATTCAATTCAAACTGTTTTGCTACAGTATTAGTTGTATCTACATCTTCTAGAATTACAGCAACAGGTTCTTCAACTTCTCCTGAGAATAACTTACTTGTAAACTCTTTTGCTTTTTCAAGCCCCCACATAAGCTATCACCCCTGTTCATTAATATTTCTTTTAGCTATATCTTTTTCTCGTCTTATGAGCATATTTTTATGCTCGTGCCTAACTGTTTTGTCATTTTCAAAATTCTTGAAGTCTGAATAATCTTTTGCAGATAAAAGCTCTATCAGCATTTTCCGTTCCTTTACAGTACTTAAATAAAGTAAATAAATAAAGATTACCAAACTAATAATTGATAGACAGGCAATAATTACCACGTAAATCATTCCTCAGTCTCGTGTTCTTTCTTACATTTTCTGCAATGAGCCATAAACTGACCAGATGTATATTCGTTCTTGCTAAACTTTTCTCCGCAATACTTACATACATAAAACTCTTCTTCCGGAGTTTCCTTAACAGGTTCAACTTTTACAACCTTTTCAACAATTTCTGGATTTACAAGCTTGATACCATCATCTGCAAGAACATCTAAACCATCCTTTACAAGAGAAATAAAATGGTCTTTACATAAAGGATAATCATTTCCTTTTGTTCCAAGTCCAACGTATGCAACTTTATGACAGCCCTGAATTTCACATCTCATTCTTCTATTAAGCTTTTTAACAATCATATATATCTTCTCCTTTTAGTATCTCTAAGCAATTTCTGTTTGTGTCTTTGTATAATTGGAAGTTGCTCTTCAACCTTTTTATGGCTTTCAAGAGGATGTCTTGAAATAAGTAAATATCCAAGACTATCGTATGGGTTATCTAAATCTGATAAATCTGCGACTTTTTCAGGGTCACGTTCATCAGTTACCAACTGAGGCAAAACAGATATAAGATATTCACAAGTTCTGAATATTTGTATTCGTGAATAAACTGTTGTATGCCCTTCATTATCTTGTCTTACAATAGGCTTAAGATATTCATGTACAGTTGCCATTCTTAATTTTCTATCTGTAACAGCCTGAATAAATGTCTCTCTTGTAAGTCCACCAGCTTCATAATAATCAATTAGATTTTTATTCGTTTTATCACTTCGTCCAGCACCTGATGTATGCCAAGCATCAAGACCTGCAACTATATAATCTAATTTTTCTTTATGTATTGCGCCCCCAGCATCAGAATAAAATAGAGAGTTATAAAACTCTCTTGCTTGGTCATCATATAAAACTTGTGGTTCATCACGCCATCTAGACATTTCATAATAGATATAAATAATTCCATCGTCTGATATTGCGGCTTTATACCATGCATATGGGTCATTATATCCATTATCTACAGAAGCAATTCTTTTCCAATGCTCCGGTATAGTGAATGGGTCGCAAGTATGAATCTCATAAGAAAACTCCGGAAATGCAACATTATCTCCTGCAAGTAATGCTTCTTCCTCAGTTCGAGGATATTCCTGCTGCACTTTTGAACCTAAGTTTCTACAAGTAGCTTCATACCACTCCTGTGTTCTTCTTGGGTCAGCAAAACAATTAAGAAAGATTTTGTTAAAACCCTTTTCTCTTGCGTGTTTCCAAACAGATTCAAAGAATGAACCTCTGAAATTTGTTGATAATCCTATAAACTTACCACTTGTAGGACGATTGATTGTAGGATAAGCTGCATCGAAAATCTGAGACGCATAAGGATGAAAAGCCCACTCATCAAAGAATACAAGGTCACCAGTAAGAGAGCGACCTGCACCTTCTGTGCAAGCCTGAGCTTTTATTGAAGCTACTTCTTTACTTTCATCACCATAATGTATTTCTATTGATAAAGTTGTCTTTATCCAGTACAAACCACCATAAGCAGCACCAGCTTTTTTAAGTTCCTTAAATCTCTTTTCATCAATTATTAGAAATTCAGGTAAATGTCTTAGAACGAAATCTGCTCTATTTATAAGCTCTTTTGATTTAGCTTCTGTTTCAGACAAAATAAGAGCTGTAAAACCACCAAATCTAATACATTGATGAACGATATAGCATATAACAAGCCAAGTAAAACCTAACTGTCTTGCTTTTAATACTATATTCAATTTATTATCCTGCATACTTTGCAAAGCTTCTTTTTGAGCTTCCCACAAGGTAAAAGGAATTGCAGATTCTCCAAGACTGTCTTTGCTTTCAATCTTGCACCAAGTCTCAATAAAATACTCAGGTTCACTTTCATTTATAACAAATTCACGTTCTGCCTGAGCTGCTTCGTAAAAAGCTCTCTCTTGGTCTGCTAAATACAGTTCTTCATCTTTCGTATTGCTAACTCTTTGGTTTGATTTCACGACCCTTATTAAGTTCCTCCCATGTTTTGTTTCCCTTACTTCTTATTTTGTAATTCTTAAACATTTCAAATAATGTTTCGTTTACAAGTGAGCCTTTTGAGATTACCCACGGATTCATATAATATTGTACGTTATGTCCGTTTTTGCCTTTATAAATAATGTTCTTTTTTATTAAAAGGTCTAAAGCTTCTTTTGTTGTGTTTCTTGACCATTTAGAAATATCAACAATGTCTGAAAATGAAATATCTTTTCCATTAGGATATTTAATCAGACAGCTTTCGTATGAAACGTATAATTGTAATATGAATAAAAGAGAACGCTCATTAGGACTTAATTCTTCTAATAGAAGTCTGCTTTCGTTAACATCTATTTTTGTGAAGTTTCTTCCTTTTGAACGTTCCTTAAATTCTTTATATGAATCTTTTGAACTTTTGCGAATAATCCTAACCGAATCTCCATCGTGTATTTCTTGTTTGATTTCTCCGGTATCTAGGTCTATTATTCCACGTTCATTCATTATTCACTCCAATGTGCTGTGAGTGTTGTATTAGCTCTTATCTTTGTAGCAAAGTCAAATGCTTCTTCATCTTTGAACCAACCAACGAATTCTGAGCCTTCCTTTGTCGGGTCATCTGGCTCTGTAGCAGTTGTATCAAACGAAATAATCTGACTTGCAACAGAAGAACCACCATCAGAATCGAATGTAACAGTTACGCTAATAAGAGGTTTCATTGCGTTAACGTCTGCTTCAAGAATAGCAACTCTACCAGTTAATGCTTCAACATCTTCTGTAATTTCTGAAATTGCAGCATCAAGATGTTTCTTTAACTGATATTCATTAGTCTCGCAATAGCGAAGCTTATTCTTTCTATAATTATCTCTTAGGTTTCTCATAATAAATCTCCTTACGTGCTTTATGGGAGAATTGCTCCCCCCATTAGGCACTTTCAGGAGGAGATTACATACAACTCTCTATGATAAACTATAATTTAGTTTTCTCTTAAAAGATTAAAGTCAATTAACATTTAATGGTAAAAGCATTCTTTTTATAAATAAATTTTTTTGAAAATTTCAATAAACTTATCGTGACCATAGATTTTCTCAAAAGCCTGCTGACCTTTTCTTTTAAGCTCGTAATTAAACTCACGATTAAAGTGTGCACCATATGGTGGCTCATTATGATGTAAATGACATAATGGAACAATCAATCCATATTTATCACTCAATTTCCTATCAGGATTACCAAAGAATATATGGTGAATCTCAACATAAGGACTTCCACAAATTATGCAATATTGCATATTGTCGCATACTATTGATTTAATCTTCGACATCTACAGCATCCTCACTCTTAATTCGGTGCATTACCTTACCCATTAGCTCTGCCATTTCTTTAGGGTCCATCTTCTCTTTGCCGAAATACATATTGAATGTATTGTTACCTTCAGACCTTTGTGCAAGTAATCCAGTCATTTTGTCTGATAAGATTCCATAAATGGTTGCAGCCTGAACAGCGTTCGCTTGGTCTATCTTTTCTGCAACAATCTTTAACGCCCTATCTTGTAAAGCCGTATTCTGGCTTATTAAATCAGGTAGCGCTTCCTTGTAAGCTATCATAAAGTTCTTAGCGTTAGGCTTACTCTCTTTAATCTTTATTTCTGTACTTTCTTCCATATAACCCACCTTTCCTATTAAAACGCCTATAAGCATTGATATTTCAACGCTTATAGGCAACTAACACTAATGTATAATAAATTATTCCCAGAAATTAACAGTACAAATATTGTACTCTTGAGTACAAATATTGTACTCTTAAAAAAATCCCGAAACCGTTGCAATTACTATCTTTAACCAACTTTTTTACCCAATCTGTCCCTCTATATACTCTAATTCATATCGAGAATACCACTTTTGGACATTGGTTTCTGTTCACCAACTACCTTTTTTTACCATAAATTTTTATAAAAATATGAGCTTTAGAAAAGTTATACAGGCTGGTTGGGTTGACCACCATAGTGTGTATGGGGTCCCCTTCCGGATTTTTGGGTGTACCCCCATTGTGTTTCAAGCGAGCTGGTGGTGGTCGGCGGAACGGTGGAAGATAGGAAGATATAGATAGAAGGGTGGGTGCTTTGTTTGTTTGCCCCCCTGCCCTTCCTTTATAGAAAATCGTATAGTGGATATATGATTTTGGATATAGA